ATTAAGATTTTCTCATTTTTTGTTATGACGTTATGTTTGATTTGGGCGGCATCGGCTGGTATTAGTAGCAAAGTTGAAGCAACTTTGCCCTGGCAGCCAGATGAGAAATTAATAGTTTTTGTACAGATGGTAGAAAACCCATCTCTTATGAGAGGCGAAGTGGAAGTAGAAGTATACAATGATATGGGTCACAAAGCCAAAGGATATGGCACTCGTGCCTATCTATTTACTGCTAATACTAGAGTAGAAGCAGAACGAATAATGAAGTGGAAGTTGATGGAAGCGAATAATTTCATCAACAATTTGGTTACATATCCGCTTACCAAACACCAAAGAAATGCTTTGGTGTCGTTGGTCTATAATATTGGGCCGACAATTTTTGGTAATTCGGTGGCGTTGAAACATTTAAATAATGGTCATATCAATCTATTCTTAATCGAAGCGTTTGACCATCACCGCGGATTTGTTTGTGCGGGTGGAAAATTTAACAAAGCCCTCATTAAGAGAAGGGCCCAAGAAGAGAAGATATGGACAAAGGGAGAATACGGAGTTATGGATGTGTAAAAAGACTTGACATTCTATCCAGGATGGTGTATAATAGATAAAATTTAACATAAAAATAGGTATATTATGGTTGATAAACGTAAAGTTGAGGTGGAAGAGTCGTCCGAGTACGACAACTATTTAGGAGAGGTAGATGATTCATCGTTGCCCACAACACTCGGAGAATTTATGGGTGAGACAAAAGGCACGAATGATGAAGTAGACCTCGATTCGTGGAGAAGTCACTGGAAACAGATGCCTTCATACACCCAAGAGCATAACGAACCGTACAAGAAAGTCATTATGTCTTTCAGAACAAAGGAAGACTATGACGATTTCCAGAAAAAGATAGGTCAAAGACTGACCGAAAAGACCAAGTCCGCTTGGCATCCACACCTTGATGTAACAGCAAACTCTCTTCTCCGTTGGATGGATGAGAATGAGTAAGAAAATTCTTCTTCCTTATCTGTCGAGAAGCGGTCACAATATTCACAGTAAAACTGTGGGTGGTGGCATTGAGAAGTTTGTCAGAAATTTGTATGAGGCATTTCCCGCCGATTCAATTCCAGTAGAAATCACAACAGAAGATAGACAAGCGAAAAAGACAAAGAAGGTTTTCCTTGATGCTGTCCGAAAGCACCACCCAGACCTTATAATCATTAACGATATTGATTGGTATTTTACTATTCCTCTGATAGAGGAAGGTATACCAACGATTATGGTTATGCACGAACCACTGGTACGAGATATACGATACGTCACTTGGTGGAAAGGCATACAGGAGTTCATTGATGCTGGAGGACATTTGTATTTTGTCTCAAAGCACCAGGCAGAATTTCACGATAAAAATGTTAAACGTATTACTGGATGGCCATTGAGGGGAGTCAAAGGAACGATAAACTCTTCCTTTGCTAATGGTAATGAATTAGTATCAAAACAACTTAGGTATGATACAGTAACTATTGGCAGAACCGACTTGACGAAGAATCCATTTCTACTTCATAAGAAATTAGCATCCACCGATTTATCTTCCTGTGTTCTTACCAATGCAGATAATTACCAACACAGCGAAAATCAGAAAAAGTATTGGGATGATAATCTTCATTGGAAAAATCCACGGTATACTTACAGAGGGCTAACTCATCGAGACACACTAGAAACAATGTCTATGGCAGCCTGTTATGTTTCCACTTGTCCAGTTGAATCGTGGGGAATCACTGTATTGGAAGCACTTCTTCACGGAGTGCCAGTTATTCTGCTGAGTGATAAGAGTGGTAAACATTCTTCGGAAACGATTCCCGCCGACCACGGCCATTTCAAAATACTTGACAGGAACGTGAAACCAGAAGAATTAACAGAGGCTATCCATACGATGAGATTTAAGTTTGATGCGTATGAGAACCGATTGGCGTTAAGCGAATCAACAAAGAAGAAACACAGCAAAGAAAAATGGGTTGACAAGTGGAGCGAAATGATGTATAATGTACCTTTTGAAGTATTAGAACGACCAACATTAACCCAATTTGCGGTGAATGGTAGGCCGCTAATTACTGACTGGAGTATAATGTGATTAGAGCATATATTGGTTGGATTTGTACGATAGGTTTATTAATTGCGTTCGCGGTCACCTACAGTCCGAGTTGGGGATTGGATGGTTGGACAGAATCTGGTGTCGAGGAGTTTCCTGCTCACTGGGTTGGTAACGCTGACCCTCGAACACTACGGAAATAGGAGACGATGTGATTGAATGGTATATAATTAAAGCAAAGATTTTTAATACTATATGGATAACCCAATATAGAATTAGGAGATTTTTGAAATGCCTATGAGCCCAAAACTTCAAAGAACTCCTCACGAGGACCCACATTATCCTCAATATCCCCTTTACACTATTAGTAAGGGTCGAGCGGATTCGATGATAACATCTAGGTCTTTGACTCGGATGAAAGTACATCACTATATTGCTATTGAACCACAAGATGAAAAATCATATGAATTGGCATTGGAGAAATTTAACCTAAACTATGCTATACTATTGATTCTTCCTTTTTCAAATCACAGTGATGGTCCAGGGAGAGCAAGAAATTGGTGTTGGGACCACGCTAAAGAAGTTCTAGGTACAGAATGGCATTGGGTAATGGATGATAATATTGCCGACTTCTATCGACTTGAAAAAAACTTTAGGTATCGTGTAGAGAACGGAGCATTGTTTAGGTCGTGCGAAGATTTTTGTGATAGATATGAGAACGTCAAAATGGGCGGACTCCAGTACAGGTTCTTCATAGCACCGAATCAGAAGTATCCACCATATGTGACTAACACTCGAATATACTCTTGCAACTTAATCAAGAACGATACCGTACATCGTTGGCGAGGTCGATACAATGAAGATACTGACCTCTCATTGAGAATTTTAAAAGACGGAGATTGCACTATACAGTTCAATCATTTCCTTCAAGGCAAATGTGCGACACAAACTGTAAAGGGTGGTAATACAGAAGAATTCTATCACGTAGAGGCCACCGACAATGAAGAGTTTGAAGAGACTGGCTACAATCCAGAGGGCACTATTAAGAAGAGCCAGATGCTCGTGGATATGCACCCAGACGTTTGTCGTATAGTATGGAAGTATGGGAGATGGCATCATTTCTGCGACTATGGGCCATTCAAGAAAAACAAACTAAAATACAAGCCAGAATTTGAAAACATTCCTCGTGGAGTTAATGACTATGGACTTGTGTTGACAGATACGGATAAAAAGGGTAATAGGATGTTAAATGAAGAAGTATACATTCCTGCCAGCCGTAGATAACGAAAAAAATATAAATAGAAAGTTACTTGCCTAGTATAAGTAGAATAATTCCCACTTGTTAAAGATATAATGGGAGAATGAGATAACGCCGGATGCTGTAGTCTAGCATCTTTTATTGATTTATGGAGTCGAAATGGTTGAAACGAAGGAAAATCTAGTTAGAAAAAGGGACGGCACCCTTCAGCCTCTAGATTACGATAAGATACACAAAATGCTGGAATGGTGTTCAAATGGGTTGAACGTATCCGTATCCGAAACTGCCATCAATGCCCACATCAAGATTGTTAATAAGATATCTTCCCGAGATATCCAACAAACACTAATAAAGTCTGCCGCTGAAAAGATAGGCCCTGATACGCCTGATTATGACCTCTTTGCAGGTCGTCTGCTTATGATTGATATGCGGAAGCAGGTATACAAGGAAATTAAGCCTACGCCATTCCTTGAATATATAAAGGGACACGTAGACAGAAAACTATACTCACCAGACATTCTAAAAAAATATACAGAAGATGAGATAAAAGAGTTAGGCACATTTTTGGATTATGATAATGATATGAATCGCGGATATGCTTCCGTCATTCAATTAGAATCCAAATATCTAATCAGAGATGTAAAGAACAAAGACGTTCTTCTTGAGATGCCACAGGAAACTTTTATGATTATTCCTATGGTCATTTTTGCTGATGAAAACACCAATGGCAATGGCTCAAGAACGAATTTGATTATCGATTTTTATACTGCCCTAAAGAATGACGAAATAAGTCTACCAACTCCAGTAATCTCTGGTGTTCGTACTCAACTGAAAATGTTTAGTTCGTGTTGCAAGATTAAGATGGGCGATACTGCCGAATCAATCCTTGCGACTGAATATGCAACATCAATGATGACAAGTCAGAGAGCAGGCATTGGCATCGATATGGGACCTATTAGAGGTGTTTTGGCGCCTGTTAAACAAGGCACAGTCAAGCACACCGGAGCCCTTCCATTACTCAAAGCAATCGAATCAGTATCAAAACAGTTTACTCAAAATGCTTTGAGGACTGGTGCTACTGTAGTTAACTATCCGATTTTTAATTGGGAGATTATGGATGTTCTTGAGTATAAGAACAATCAAGGCTCCAATACGACAAGAGCAAGATTCATAGACTATTCAATTGGTATCACCAATCACTTCATTGATAGATTGATGAAGAAAGAGGACTATACTTTATTCAGTGCAGAGGATGTTCCTGAATTATTTGAGCATTATGGAGATACCAAGAAATTTGAAGCGGCTTATTTAAGATACGAAACCAAGCGTGGCATCAGAAAGAAGAGTGTGCCCGCTGTAGATATCTTTAATAAACTGGTCAAAGAACGTGTTGGAACTGGTCGTATCTATATTCATTTCGTTGATAATATCAATAAGCAGGGTATGTTCAAGGAGCCAGTTACACAGACAAATCTCTGCTCTGAAATTTTCTTGCCCACGAAAGCAATGACTTTCGAGGGATTGAAAACGACTAAGTATGAGAATATAGAGGATTATGATACCGACAACGGTATGATATCCCTTTGCATTCTGAGTTGTGTCAATTTCGGCAAACTCCAGAACATTACTAGACTTGATGCACTAACATATCTGTTGGTTCGATTCTTGGACAATCTAATCGACATACAAGTATATCCATTGGACGCGGCCGAATATCCGGCAAGAGCATATCGATTTTTAGGAATTGGTATCTCCGACTTTGCTCATTTCCTCGCTAAACACGAAGCGAGACTTGGTACAGTAAAAAGTAAAGAGTTAGCACATAGATGGGCCGAACGGTTCCAATATGGACTGATTAAAGCAAGTGTGGCATTAGCCAAAGAACGTGGTCCTTGTACAGCATTTAAAAAGAGTAGATATTCAGAAGTTAAATTACCAATCGATACATACAATAAGAATGTGGACAAGATTGTTGAAAATAATCTGTTATGTGATTGGGAACACCTGAGGAAGAAGATTAAGAAACACGGAATGCGTAACACCACGTTATCAGCCATTCCACCCACAGCATCATCCTCTCTTGTGTCCAATTCGACACAAGGCATCGACCCTATTCAATCGGTCACCGATACATTTGAATCTGCCGCATATACAGTTAGAAGTCTTGTACCAGATTACGAGAAAGAGAGTTACTATATGAAGGCGTGGGAGTTCCCCAATAATGACAGTTCAGAGTATATTAAATTGATGGCAATTCTCCAGAAGTTTATTGACCAAGGGATGAGTGTCAATCAGTGGTATGATTTAACAAAGATAGAAGGAAAGATATTGGATGCCAATAGAGTAAAACGAGATATCCTGACCGCTTATAAATATGGACTGAAGAGCCTATATTATATTCGTTCTAAGGATAAAGAAAATACCAGTGAGGTTAACCTAAACTATCAAGAGTCTATGAGTAATGATGATGTTCCTCTTGAAGATGAAGATGCCTGTGAAAGCGGTGCTTGTACCATATAACGGAGAAATAAATGAGTAATATATTTTCATTAGGTGAAGCAGTAAACAGCAAGAAAACTCGTCTATTTCTAGGTCCTAATTCGGGTAATAGAAATATCCAAACCTATCACGACCCCAAATATAAATGGATTCTTGATTTCGCAGAAGAATTAAGAGCGATTGGAAATTGGAGTAAGAATGAAATTGACTTGTCCAAAGACAAAATAGATTTCGATAGCCTTGATGAAGCAGGTCGCCATATCTATGAAGCAGGTCTAAAATTTGCAATTACATTGGACTCAATGGCAGGCAGGGCACCACTTCAGTTATTTAATAACGGCGGACTGTCCAACAATCCTGAATGGGAACTCTATATAACAAATCACCAGAACAACGAATTACTCCACTCTGAATCATATACAGAAATGGTTCGTGCTATCTATAATGATATTGATGAGTTTGTCGAGTCAATCATAGAAGATGAGTATATCCAAAAACGGGCTACCAGCCTTCTCAGTGCCTTTGATTGGTCTAATAGTGTCTTTGAAAAGATGGAGGCAAATCAGACTTCCATTAAAAACGGCGGAAAGAAAATTTATAAAGACGTTGACGAGAAACTTATTAAGACCGCCATATATAAAGCGGCTCTGGCATTTAATATGTTTGAAGGAATCAGATTCTTTGCAACATTTGTGACTAACTGGTCCTTCTCAGAACAACCAGTGAAGTTGATGACTGGGTCGAGTAACATATTCAAGTTGATTGCACGAGATGAAATGGTGCACCTAGATGTATTTCAGAGAGTCCTGATGCTCCTTAGGACCGATGCAAGTGAAGGATTTAAAGAGGTTATCAAGGAGCAGGAAGACGAAACGTATGATATGTTTAAAGTAGCATACGAAGAGGAGATGGATTGGATTGAATATCTATTCTCTAAGGGGTCTCCATTAATTGGTATGAATGCTCAAATTTTGAAAGATTATATGGATTATATTTTCTGGGTACGAATGAAGAACATCGGCCTAGAACCTAAAAAGATTGGACTGAATGACCAGTTATTTAACCCAGTACCGTGGGTAGATAACTACCTCGATTCGAGCAATGTGAAATCAGCACCTCAAGAGATTGAGTCTGTTAATTACATTGCGGCGATTGATAACAGTAAAGATGAGGACTTTGCGTTAGATGATTTATAACTAGAGATAACGCTTGAGGAAGCGTACATTATGATTAGAGCATTTTATAGAAGTAAAAAATGGGCAATGTGGGCCTGGGGAGGTGGCCTCTTACTTGCCACTTCATTGTGGGTACAAGTACAAATAACTGTAGCCATAAACAAATGGTATGGAGGATTTTATAACTTACTCCAAACATCAGGAGATTATGTAGATAATTCAGCAGTAGGTATTACATTATTCTACGATAAGTTAATTAGTCTTTCTTATTGGGCTAATGGCTTTGAGGGAGAACCTTCGTTTGCTGTACTGGCATTTCCTTATGTAATATTGGCAGTTCTGACTGGTTGGTTTACTCGTCTGTATGGACTACGATGGCGTGAGGCTATTACGTTTGATTACATACCAAGATGGAAAACAGTCAAAGAAGAAATAGAAGGCGCCTCTCAGCGTATACAGGAAGACTGTAATAGATTTGCTAGAATAGTAGAGTCATTGGGCTTACAAGTTGTAAGGGCAGTGATGACACTGGTAGCATTTATTCCAGTTCTGTGGGCACTGAGCGTTCACGTTACAATTCCTTTCTTTAGTGATATTCCGGGGTCCCTAGTATGGGTAACTCTTGCAGTATCTCTTGGTGGTGTAATTATCTCTTGGTTCGTTGGTTGGAAACTTCCAGGACTAGAATACAACAATCAGAAAGTAGAAGCGGCCTTTAGAAAAGACTTAGTGCTTGGTGAAGATGACAAGGTTAAGTATGCACAAGAAGAAACTATATGGAGTCTATTCACAGGTATAAGATTCAACTATCAGCGATTGTACCTACACTACGGGTATTTTGATACTTGGATGATTACCTACGACCAGTTTATGATTATTGTTCCATATCTAATTATGGGACCGAGTCTATTTACTGGTGCAATAATGTTAGGCATATTAGTACAAGTCAGCAATGCGTTCAGTAAAGTACACGGCGGATTCGCTTTGTTCTTACATAACTGGACCACCATCACAGAACTACGTTCTATTTGGATGCGACTACACGAGTTTGAAAGGAATTTGGTGAAGTATGAAGTTAAGGTATAGTCTACTACCGTGGGAGTTGATTGCTCAATTGACACTTGTCGCCTCCTTACTTGGATTTTATTTAACGGTATATTTTTTTTAAAAGGAGAACGATATGTGTCCCATATGTTGGATTAACGGACTAATTGCCTTTCTGATAGGGATGGGGGTACTGGCTATTGATAGTCCGTACACCCCATACCTGATTGGACTGGCCATGATTTTGACAGGATATTCTTTCTGGAAGTTTCATCAAGGATATAAAATGTGGCAGAAGATGGGTACTGATACGAGAATCAAGAACTGGAAAACCATTAAACGATTTACGCAAGGAGTCGTTTTGGGCGCCGTTATTGCGTCTGGAGTATTTTATGCCATACATTGGCCAGCAATAGATTACTATCATCACTCCGAGGCGGCACCCCATAATGACTAAATATATTTTGCACTGTCAGGCAGGAACCTATGCTGAAGATTCCTTTCTGAGACTATGGATTACAATTTTAAAACACCGATTCCACCACCTATGGAAAGGTGAGGGCTGGAGGGATTGACATTCTGTTGTATTTTTACAACAAATTTACCAAAACGTCAAAAAACGTCAAAAAAAGCAGGAATTGTGTATAAAAAGACTTGACATCTGCCCTCTAATACAGTATAATAGAGTTATGATAGAGAAAGAATTAAAAAATGATATGACAGTTTACATAGATATGGACGGGGTGATTGCAGACTTCTTTACAGCATTTGCCGCGGCCAACGGAAAGAAGCACTGGAAAGAAATTGAAGATGTAGAGACCAAGATTAACGAATTAGCCAAGACCGACTTTTTTAACACGCTGGATTTATACCCAACGTCTAAAGCGTTGGTCGAATTGGTGAAAGAATATGCTGGTGACGATTGGGGAATATGCTCTTCACCTCTGAGGGGTGACCACAAGAATTCTTCCTATTGGAAGAAAGTCTGGTTGAACGACAAAGGCTTCGTTCCACCTAAGAGCGAGAACCTCGTCTTAACCAGTAATAAAGGCAAATATGCAATAAAGAACGGAATCCCGAATGTTCTTATTGACGATAAACCAGAGAATATAGCCGATTGGGTAGCAAAAGGCGGTATCGGAATCCGCTACCAGGCCAATAAAGATACCCTAGGCAAAGTGAAAAAAGGGTTGACAGCGGCCCTTAATTAGAGTATAATATACATATAAATGAAAAGACTTAGATTTGACTGAAAGGAGACTATCGATGAAAATTACTACATTATTGGCAATATGCCTATTCACTGCCGGTTGTGCTACATATCCCACGTCCGCATCAGCGGGTGGGACCTCGTTTGTTGGCTACGCTAAAGTAGTTAACGTGGAAGAAGTATACCGCCAAGTGCAAACGAGAACGACTCACCAAGATTGTCATTATGAGAATACTGGTAGCACGTATCACCGCGGTGACCACAACGCCAGTAATGAAATTATCGGTGCTATCATCGGTGGTGTTATAGGAAATCAAATTGGTAATCACGATGCCGGGGCAACAGCCGTCGGTGCAATACTCGGTGGAGTAATCGCCGGGAATACGGAAGGTGGTCACAATCATAACGGTGGTCAGCGTAGGGTATGCACAAATCATTATCATACTGATTCAGCACCCTCTCACCAAATCTCACATTATCGTGTGACATTATCATATGCGGGTGAAACCTTCACAATTCGTCAGAATTGGAAGCCGCCATTTAATCACCAGAAAATCGTAGTGACGGTTTCAATACAACGACACTAAAAGAAAGGAGAAAAAATGCTTACTTGTATATTTGTTTTTATTGTAGGCTTTGCTCTAGGCTGGTTTGTACACGAGAAAACATTACTCGTTAGGGCCTGGAACAAGTTCACAGATAAAATAGACACCTACCGATAGAGAATTTTAACTTATATGTGAAGTTGTATTTTCCCTTAATACTGGAGGAGAGAGTGAATCAGAAAACTGCCTACGCTTTGAAGAAACGAGTGATATTGAAGAACACGAAGCAGAAACTTCACGAATTAGATAAAGGAGAACTAAGTCCTAAAAAGAAGAAGAACTTGGTTTCGAGAATGAAGAATTTGATTAAATGGAACGGCCGAGAGACACATAGCACAAAACGGAAACGGGTGAAAGTGAGTTGATATATTATGAAAGCCGAATATTTTGACATAATTAGACAAGCAGAACAGTTTGCCGAAGAGGCTCACGATGGCCAGATGCGTAAAGGTCCAGGAGGAAAGGCATATATTACTCATCCTCTAGCGGTCGCAGACATTCTTAAAAGTCACGATGCAACAGTTGAAGCAGTCATAGGTGGACTCCTTCACGATGTTGTAGAAGATACCGATAGGACTCTTGATGAGATTGCAGGTCTCTTTGGTAATTATGTCGCGGTCATTGTAGATTATGTGACCGAGCCAGACCACGATAAACGCCCTTGGAAACAGAGGAAAAAGGATTATCTTGCACGAATAGCCGATGCACCATATGATGCTGTTTTAGTTGGCGCCGCTGATAAATTACACAATTTACGAGATACTCTTACAGATTATGAGAAATATGGTGATGATATCTGGTCTATGTTTAATAGTCAGAAAGATACCCAGTTCTGGTATTATAAGTCATTAATTGAGATATTCGAGGACAGAGACATTCCGCCTTCGATTACTAGGGAAATGACCAAGGCATTATCACAGATTCACGGAAGATTTGCGAATTAGGACGTTATAAATACTTCTTGTAGAGTTCAATTTCGACCTACACACACAAAACACACACAGGAGAAGTATTATGGCAACACCATATGAACTAAGATTTGATATGTACAACGCCGCCCTTGAGCGACTTAAAGAGGCTTACTGGGCACAAAAAGAACGGGTCGATGTAGCAAGAGAAACAGACGGAAAGATACTGGAACCTCCAGTTTGGCCTGAGCCAGAAGATGCGATTCGAGAAGCAAATATAATTATGAATTTTGTAAACGGAGACAAATAGTATGAAGTACTGGTTAGTATGAATCCGGATTATTAATCCTTTTTAGAGGATAAAACAATGGAGTGGAATTCTTGTTGTTATAAATGGATGTTTATTATGACAATTATGGGAATCATTTTTGGGGCATACGTTTGTACCCCGTAGATGACAAAACAGCGTAAAGTTGTTATTGGAGTTATTCAAGACGAGAGTGCGAATCTCTCCGCCTCCACCATAAGGAAATTTGATATAGTATGTTTGAGGAGCAACAGCCTCTAGTGCGGAGGAAAGTCTCAAAGCAGTCTTGGTAGTCTGCTTCTACAAATTAGGAACCGCACTACACGCTACTATATCAAGTTTCTTTATGATGGGGGCGACTAGAATCGATTGGATAGGCAAAGATAATAATCGCTCGACCGAAAGATACAGAAGTCGTTAAAATATGTGTCATAAATATAATTGGCAACGATTATAATTACGCTCTCGCGGCTTAGGCTGTGAGATGAGGATTTCGCTAGGGTTACCTTATCACCAAAAAACCCTAGCAGTTTTTTCGTGAGCCGAATAGAGATGCTAATCGGCTCATAATACGGGCTTAAAAAACCGTGTATATGGTTCAAGAATGAGTCAGTGGCCGAGCAATGCCGGGATGGCGATAAGACGCTTAGTAGCCCATCATTCTGAGACAAGGGGACACCTAGAGAGTTTAAAAACTTTACCCCCACTGGTAGTTTACGGTGCTACCAACTAATTGTCAGTAGAGCCTTCGGGTCTATTGTCAATAAGAGTGGTTCTTAATAGTAAGGCCACGCAATTAAATCTTGCTTAAATATAAGGAGAAAATTATGAATAGGCAATTAACACCAGCAAGGGCTTTTTTCGACCCTTGGTCAACACAGTCCTTCGGACTCGACAACATCTTTAACGCACTACAGGAATTCGACCAGAATCCGCCTGCTAAGTATCCCCCACACAATATCATCAAAGATGGTGATAAGTACGTGTTGGAGTTTGCTCTTGCCGGTTGGAAAGAGAGCGAATTGAAAGTGGAACTTGAGAAGAATGTCTTGAGAGTTGTTGGACAAAAAAGTTCAGAAGCAGAAGGCAACTTCGTCCACAGAGGGATTGCGAATCGTTCATTTCAAAGTCAATTCACAATAGGTGATAACATCAAAATTGTTGATGGAAATTTGGCTGATGGTGTATTAACCATTAGAATGGATGTCGTTATTCCGGAAGAGGATAAGCCAAAAGTTATAAAAATTGGTAGTTCCTCTCAGGAATTTCTTGCTGAAAAAAGTAAGAAATAAGTTTTTATTAACTACTAAAGGAGGCCCCTTCGGGGGCCTCTTTTTCATTTGAGGTTATTTGAATGGGTCCCAATTTTTTGATTCTTTTTCTACTTGTGGTTCCTTATTGTCATCAACTGTAGGCGGGTCGGAACTGAGTATCGGGTCTTGACCTTGTACTATCTTACAAGAATATAAAGTACCAGCAAGTTTATGACACTTGAATAGTATCTCTTTGTCACTGAGTGGTGGGTGGGAGAATTTAGAATGGCTTCTCATTGCATCCCAAAGGGCTTCTAAGTCAGAGGCCGAAATCATGGCCACACCAGGCTCCTTCGAGTCATCTTCAGTTATTACTATTGGGAATTCTGGGCCGGGCTCCACTACTAGTGGAACTCTAAGGGAGGATTGTGAAATGCTATCCTTCTCGGGCAAAACCATCGTGAGCAGAGTACAAGCCGTTATCATAGAGGACAGGGCCACAACGCCCATCGCATAAAATACGGGTCTATTGAACCAGCTGGACTCGGCTTCGGGCTTCTTCTTCGTCACTTTCTTTCTCATAATCTGTATCCTTTCTTAGCCTGGAGGTAAATCCTAATCTACTCATCCTCAAGGCTTTTCGTTTTCTACGGCGTAGTTTTTGTCTGGCGTCTTTACTCATCTAATAATTGTAACTCCTTGAGGGGCTTTCATCCTTTGCCAGTGCCTCAAATAATTTTTGATGTTGTTCCATAATCTCTTCTTCTTTATCCTTTACGTCATCCAATTTAACTTGGAGAATTTCAACGTGTCTTTCTAATTTTGCTACCTTATCTAACTGGACCGCCTGATTAGTTGACAGACTAAATGTTTGTGTCAAATTCCAGCCACCCAACATTATGAGTATGCCAATGACCATTGCTATTATTTGATTATTCACTTTCCTTTCTTAGGTATTTCATCTAAATGTAACTCTGGATTAATCACTTTCTCTAATTTTAAATATGGTATTCTTTCATTGGGCACATACCGCCAAGTATATCCATTTCCATTATATACACCAAATACGGTTTCAGTCAATCCAATCTTTACAATAATCGACTCTTCACCATCAAGTATAACTTTGTCGCCCTCGTTAAAGGCCTTATTCATTTTAAATGTCAGGCCTCTCGCAATCTTCGTTGCGAAATCTTTAAACCATAGCGTGATTACGAGTATCAATAATGCACTTATAAACGGCATCAATAAACCAGTAAATTCAAATGCTACATCACCAACCGACATTATTTCTGTCTCCATCAATTACGCCATCTGTTGACGGCTGCGGTACCAAAATAGAATCCTATGACGTTCATAATTGCATATGGGAGCCATTCTGGAGTTACTATACCAGTCAATTCTTTCCATTCCATTGAGGTCCAGGTGAAGTCAAATAGCCATACTTTAAATCCGTGTGTTACTTCAGAGAGTACATTGGTTGGGGTTACCCACAGAACTGGCGCAATTAATATAAATGCGGCCAAGGCCATAAGTGTTACCACGATGAATTTCCTAGCCCACTTCGCAGACTTGGTCTGTAATGCTCTGGCTCCTTTTGTTGCTTTTTCCTCAAAATTCAACAATTTGAGGGTCATCATATTTCGGGCGTGTTCGTCCTCACGGGCGTCGGCCTTCATCTTCATATATCCACCAAGCATAGTGGATGCCAGCATTGATATGACTTCTAATGGTATTCCAAACATTTTAGTATATTCCCCCTAATATATCTATTTATATGTAAAAAAAGACTTGACAGGAGGGCGGCCATAGAGTATAATAGTACCTATATTGTAACAATTAAGGAGATATAATTATGGAATTTATAGCATATTTGGTTGTCGGAGTCGCGGCCCTGGGTCTCGCCTCTATGTTCTTTTTCGTGTTCTTTATGGATGCGAATGATAAGATAAACGAGGCCTACCTGGAAGAAGAGAAGGCCAAACTGGTGAAATATGGACCATAACGCCGACTTTAGATACGACCTCAAATGGGGTCAAGTAGGCGAAAATACTGTTGCTGAGATAGTAGCAGGAGACAAGACCGAGGTCAAGTCAGAAAGAGACATCTGGGTTAGGACGGGCAACCACTTTGTTGAGACTGAAAGCAGAGACAAACCTAGTGGTATTTGTACGACACAAGCCAAGTACTGGTCAGTAAACTTCTATCATCAAGACAAATTCTGTTTCAATATCACCAAAACAGTGGAGGATTTGAAACAGATAGTCCTGAAGCATAGAGCCAAGAGAGTCCGAGGTGGCGATAATGACACCTCTTGGGGAATCTTGGTGCCAATTCACGCATTAATAAAATCGTTCAATGACTTTTTATAACCTTAAAATAATCATAAGCATTTTGATTTTATGCTGGTTTGTGTGGAAAATCATAGGAGCAATTTAACTAAATATTGTAAAAGGATATGAGTATGAGTATTACACCATTTATGGGGTCTCTCTTTATTATCTTGAGAGAAGGCTTCGAGGCGATGTTAATCGTTATGTTAATCTTTACCTATTTGGGGAGATTTGATTCACAAGGTAAAGAAAAATGGATATGGTATGGCATCGTAAGTGGTGTCCTATTGTCAATAGGAGTTGCAATGGGATTCAAATTCATTGCAGGTCTAACCCACGCACACGAAGAATGGTTTGAAGGAGTTACGCTCCTCCTGGCCTCAGGCGTATTAGCCTATCTAGCAATATGGTGCCACGGAGCATACAATCATTTTGAAGAAGATATTGTAACTAAACTAAGGCCGGCGGTACTCGACATCGAATTGACGATATGGTCGTCCTTGGCATTAACCCTAGCCGTGACATTAGCCATACTCCGAGAGGGATTTGAGATAGTTCTGTTTTATGCGGCCCTATTCTCAAGCACTGCCACAGACCAGACATCTATCTTTGTTGGTGGTATTGTGGGCTTTGTCGGATTATTGGGAGTTTATGGTATAATGAGAAAGGGTATTCAACGAATACCTACCGCTAAAGTATTTCAATACAGCAAGTATTTCTTTATTACTTTGGCAGTATATTTTGGGTACAAAGGAGTTGGAGAAGTTTTACCATTAATTAACTCTTAACAAGGAGATATATTATGTTAGATGGTCACTTTATTGACCCAGCCGACGCGGCTGACCAGTTCGATGAAATAGATTTCGTAATGGTTTATTGTCCTCAATGTCACGAAAGAATTGAGTTTCCCATCGTACATTCTACCGCTGCCGGAAATTATCACCAAGCAGTTAACATCCCCAATAAAATCGCAATGGAAATGAAATGGGACCCCAGTTCAATCTTTTGTGATATATGTAATCACTACTTAGTTGTAGAAAAACAATACGAGGAACCAAAACGTGTTGAGTTAACGGTACGTGTAAATACACCGAGAAAGCAGACGATGAGGACTTCCTGGTATGATGATGTCGGAGGACAATACCTTGGATAAGCCCAGTTATTACCTGACCAATGCCGATGAAATTATGAAAATCCACGAAGGACTACGAGAGATTTCATATTTTATGGGAATCATAGATAAGAACTGTGACGAGGTCAAGTCTATTGTAACCCGTTTGAGTGAGAAGTACGGACTATCAAAACGAGATGTTAGGCAACTTGCCTCAGATTTCGTGTTAAAGAAGGACTTCACGGAGGAACCTACAACCGCGGACCTTCAAAAAAAATTGATACAACACCTAGGAGATGAGCCACAGTGAATAAACAAAGTGAGAGATTTTATGAGATTTTGGACAGTATCAAAGAGTTGCACGATAAGAAGCGACACGACTATGGAGCAGAGGAAGATATATTTGCCAATTTTAGATTATCTGAATTAGCCGGGGTTGCTGCCTGGCAAGGCTCAGTTATTCGTATGGGTGATAAATATGCCCGTCTTGCCAATTTTATAAAGAAGGGCGAATTCAAATTTAAGGAAGAAAACATTAAAGACACTTTAATGGATATGGCAATCTATAGTCTGATTACTATGATATTGTTTGAGGAATCAGAAAACGAACAGATTAGCAAGATTGATGTGGAAGGCATAAACACCCCTGGCCACCTTAAAGACGCCTCGGATGAAGGATGGATGGGCGAATGAAGAACCCCTTTACGAAACATCCACAAGAGGTGGATGAAACATACTTTGAGCATATGGCCATGGCAGTGAGATACGCATTTACCTTTCTATTATTGTTCTTTGTGGCACTTATTCACGCTGTATTTCCATTCTGGTTTCGCAAGACATCGAGTTGTGTGATACAGGAGATGGGAAAACTTATAGAAGAACGTGAAGGAAAGTGTTGACAAATGGCCCAACTTAGTGTATAATATACTAATTAACAGGAGAAATATATGGTAATAACAGCATCAAACCGAGACCAGTATCTAAGACGTAAAAACAGATTTTATATCGCTGGCTGGGTAGCATCAGAATTTGGTGAGAAACCTCAGGAACGACCAAAGAATTACAAATATCCCAAACTCTATGCTGATTATATGGAGGGATATGGTGAGCAGTTGAGGAATGTATCAATGGAAGCACAAGAAAGGCCTTCGTAAATGAAGTTCCTTTTTGCCCTAGGTCTGAGCATTTTCGCAGTGTACATAGTATTACAAGGTGATGCTATATGGTATCTAGCATTAGTTTGGTTAGTACCATTAACCTTATTCGTTTGGTGGGAGGCCGTTCCATCTCTCCCAGAGTCGTTTTTTAATAAATTTCTAGGTAAATAGAAAGGAAAAGCAATGTATATGGAAAGCGTAGTTATTCACTGTCTCGAAACTGAAGTAGATGCCAACGCGGATGTCGCCCATAAAAATGATAAACATATGAGAGTGGTAATAGAGGGCACAACTGTCGCCCTGGAACTCCACAGAACAGACGTAAGGAAACCCTATATTGGCCGTATGGCCGGGTTGGAATTCACCTACACACCTACTGTGTCAGTGATGAAGGATGCTAATTGGCAAGACTTCACAGGTGGTTCTGGTTAATAAAAAAGGTTGATTCCAGTGAGATTTTTATGAAAAAAAGACGAAAAAGACTTGACAAACCTCCTATTATTATGTATAATAGTAGTATGAATGAGAGAAAAATAACAAAAATGATGACCGACCTCGAAGAGCAAATAGTGGGTATTACCCTATCTGCTGAAGAGATTCAGGACACTTTCGCCAGGAAATTTGCTCCCTTGGGAGTCGAAGTTTCTTCTACGTCCTTTGATGGCATCCCAGAAAATACTATCACGGCCAATGGCTTTTTCGATGAAACCGAGATGGGATTTGATGATGAAGATGACGATTTCAATATAGAATTAGAGTTGGTTTTCAACAACGAGAACAGCCCAATCACTATAAATACTAAAGACTGGATGTTCTTAAAACACCAGATTACTCAAACCCTCGAACACGAAATGATTCATAGGAACCAAGCAGAAAAAAGAATTAATATGGATGGCGAAAAGCCTATGCCCTTCTATTATGACGGAATGACGGACGAACAAAAGAAAATTGTCTATTTGAGCGACCCAGATGAAATCGATGCCTATGCAAACGATGTTGCTCTTGACCTTCTGAAGCATTATACTTATATGGAAGCCTACGGCAGATTGCGAGAATACAATAAAATCCGTCAAGATGAAAGTCCTATCTTCTGTGACTATGTTGATACTTTTGGATGGAATAGCGAAGTTGTTCACCTAATAGTTAAAAAAGCATTAAAGAGGCTAGAGACCTAATATGAGTACCCAAAATCAAAAAGAAAAATTTTATAGCCAATGCGTAGCACAATCACCTTGTGTTGGTAGGAACGACATACATTGTAAAATGAGTTTAGAGTCGGACTATTGTGTTACCTGTAAACGTACACTAGCAGAAATCAAAGGGTGGGAGACCATTTCATTTGAGGACCGCGAGGTCATTTGTAAAGAACTACTTGACAGGTAGGGAGGCTTATGTTATAATATGAGACATTATGAAGCCTGAATGTCTGTTTTGTGAGATTTTAAATAAGCCAGTCAGAATGACTGGTTTTCGCAAAATAGTAGAGAATAATGATTCGTTCTTTGCTATAAGAGATAATTATCCTGTGAGCAAGTATCATACCTTGTTAATTCCAAATAGGCACGTAACCGACATATTCGATTTATATGGAGATGAAACATTGTCGTTATTCAGAATTCTACAAAGACAGAAATTTCTTTTGAAGGAAGTTGATGACACAATCACCGGATTCAATGTCGGATTCAATTCTGGCTGTGATGCTGGACAGACAATAGAACACGCTCACGTACATCTTATACCTAGAAGGAAAGATGATGTAGATGACCCGATTGGTGGTATAAGAAACGTGTTTCCAGGAAAGGGAAACTATAAACTATGAGGAAGGTGAATAAGCAACAATCATTTCAAGTTTTAATCGAAGAAAGAATTGATGCAGGAGTTTCGTATATGGATGCAATGGTTGAATATATGGTAGAACACCAGATGGAACCAAAACAAGTTGCTAAATTAATATCGCCCGCCTTTTTAGTAAAGATAACTAAAGAAGCAGTGGCAAATAATGTGATTAAAAAAGATGATGAAGAAGGTAGCGTATTACCATTGTGACAGGATTTGAAGCATATAAATTATATGTTTCCTTAAAGCAACATTTTAGTATACATAATGATTACAACTTTGTCAAATATAACGGAAAGACCAGATTAAACGGTTCTCAAAGTTATGACAGTCGTAATGATAGATACTTTTTTGAGGCTTTAGGAGACAAACAAAGCAAGGATTTGCTACAATATTTTGTAGCCAACTTTGCTTATCACGGGAGTGATGAAGTATGGATAGGGAATTTACATTCGAGAGAATCGGAAGACGTTTATTTCAAGTGGAAGAAACGGGTACAATCTCTATCATACATATTTGAGGAAGATTTGAAAGAAGTGAAGGAGTTCCTTACAGGCCGAGGATTAGAATTTGATAGATTGTTTGATGTCGAAGATGGAGAACATCCTATTATATTCAGATTCGTCCAACAGAGGTTGATTGAAGTGGAGAGTTATATCATTATGGATAAAATTCTAAATTTCAGTAAGCGTATCGGTAAGAATATTACTGACTCCCTCATCTTTCCAACAGAGCAATATAGATATGACAGATACGCTGAATTTCTAAATTTAAACACAAAGCATTATAGCGATATAATGAAGGGAGTATTTTGTAATGCCACAAATGAATGACAATCACGATACAGAAATCAATTTGACCAAAGTTAAGTTGAAAGAGGTTACATATGACGGAGGGGAGGACCTGAAATTGAGATATTTACTCAATGACGTTTCAGTAGAGACCACCTTATCATATCCTCTTCCAGGTAAGGCCAGAGAAGATTATCAAATGTTAGTTGATATGTTAAATGCCACAGAAGGCGTCAAACAACTATTACAGGAAGGCTAAAGTGCCCATTGTTACTCGAATCTATTATACTTTCAGGTACACTGGCGATGGCGGAAATTGAGATTAATGAGATACCAGGCCACGTGTCTACACAAGGATTTGCTTTTGTTATTAGAGAAACAGATTATGGATGTACGTCAATGCCACAGGCAGATGAAGTTAAAATTAAACTTGGTGATGTATGTTATCGTGTAGTTAATGAGGCAGACTTCCATAGAATTGATGACCGGTGGGGCTGGTCTTTATGGGAATGGCTAGGAAAACGAACTGATAAGGGTGAAAAATTAGATGATGAGAAATGATACGCTCGGACAAAAGTTAGACCCATTGGGAGATGGGATTTCGTCCGTTGAAATGTTGCCTATTACTCCTACAGACTTACAAGTAGTTAATGCGGCCAGAGTATCGATGGACAAAGTCCACACCGAATTCGATACAAAAAAAGATACAGGATTAATCAATTTCCTGGCGAAACACAATCACTGGACTCCATTCTCTCACTGTCAATATTTACTTGAGCGAGAGATGAGTACAGAAAGGTATATCGTATGGATTACCCAGACTGCTAATGACCAGTTTGTTCGGTCAGTTATTTCAATAAATCAAACCACAGGCCGGGAAGCAGTTCGCTTTTATGAGCGTGGTTCCTTATATGCGTTTCTGAAGCACGGTGTAATAACAGAAAGTATGAGGTATAATAATGGCGTTACCCTCGCCGCATTCAAAATAGGTCCGCTCCAAATCGATGGTCATCTAGTCGAAGATTGGACACATATGCTGAGTGATATAGATAATACGTGGTGGTATAAGAAACACTTATATCAAGGTCTAGGATGGGATACTGACAAACTTCAAGTAGCACAATTCAGAATCAGGATGCCGATTTTCGTGTCTCGACAGTGGTATAAGCATCAAATTGGTTTCACGAGAAACGAAGTATCGAGAAGGTATGTATCAAGTCCACCAGAATTCTTTATTCCACACGAATGGAGGCTCCGGGCTGATAATGTGAAGCAGGGTTCCTCTGAGGAAATTCACGAATATACTGATGATATGGCAGGATGGATAGCCGATGCTACCTATGGAGTGCAGGCTAAATATAACGAAATGATTGACGTGGAGAACATATGCCCGGAACAGGCCAGGTCCTTATTGCCTCAGTCGATGTATACGGAGTTCGTGGAAACGGCCTCTATTAATGCCTATAAGAGGCTATTTGACCTACGGATAGAAGGAACTGCCCAATTGGAAGTGAAAAAATATGCAAAAAATGTAAAAAAACTCTTGACAAATGAATAAGGATGCTGTATAATAACTATTAAGAATTGAACTTTGGTAATAAACAGGTACTATTCTAATGGCAAACCGATATTTGTGCGATATATTAGAGGAGATGCGGACCACTACCAAGACTTTAAATTTTGGTATGCTTCTTGGGTTGATTGAGGAAGTACAGACTACTGGCAACCGTATGGAGGCCGCATTAGACGATAAACGAGATGCTGAGTGGATTCGTGAGGAGATACATACTTTAAAGCGTGAGAGGACCAAAATCAAAAAAGAAATCGAGAAATTAGAAGATAAAGTAGTTGACAAGACTGATTAAATAGTGTATAATAACCCTTATAAATAAAAGTAGGAGAATATTAAATATGACTGATGAAGAAAAAGTAGCAAATTTGAAAGGTATCGTACAGAAGAATACCGTACGAATTGATGGGAACGAGTATGATGTAGATACTTTGCCGACCGTGGCAAAGATTGCTATTGAGCATCTGGTTTCTATTGACAAAGAAGTTCAGCGACTTGAAATGGCTAGGGCAGGTTTTGCTCAAGCGATTAAAGCCGTGATGGATGGTGACGATGCACCACTGCCAGTCGGCGGAGTTAAAGTTAAGAAAGCACCACAACCAGCACCTGAGAAAATTCGGGTCGATGGTGCTACTGATAAGACCCCGAAGGGCTGATAACATCATAGTGGGTAGTGCTATTTACAAACTACACAAGCAGGTAAGTGGCATAGTGCCACACCTTAAATCTAATACAAAACAATAGGAGAAGTATTATGAGTTTTGCCGCTCTTAAAAAGCGTTCTAAGTCAAAAAAGGACGTAGAATCAATGATGGACAAACTGCAATCGGCCGCTGGCGGGTCGAAAGCAAGTTACGTAGACGACCGTTACTGGAAGTTGGAACGGGATAAGTCAAGCAACGGATATGCTATTATTCGTTTCCTCGATGCACCCGAGAAGGAAGATTTTCCATTCGTGAAAATCTACTCTCACGGTTTCAAAGGTAAAGGGGGTTGGTATATCGAGAATTCGCTCACAACCATTGAAAAGCAGGACCCGGTGTCCGAGGCTAACAGTGAGTTGTGGAATTCTGGTATAGACTCTAACAAACAGATTGCGAGAGATAGGAAGCGTAGGCTTCAGTATATCTCAAACGTCTATGTTGTTAATGATTCAGCCCATCCGGAAAATGAAGGGAAAGTTTTTCTCTACAAATATGGGAAGTCTATTTTTGATATGATACAGGCCGCAGGCGCACCTGAGTTTGATGATGAGTCACCCGTTAATGTGTTTAATCTATTTAACGGCGCTAACTTCAAACTTAAGGCACGAAAAGCCGACGGTTTTGTGAAGTATGACAAGTCCGGTTTTGAGGAACCTTCTCAATGGCTGAAGGATGAAAGCGAAATGGAGACCCTTTATAACGGTCTGTATTCGTTGACAGCCGAAGTCAGTGAGGATAAGTTCAAATCATATGATGAGTTGAAGAAGAAATTCCTTCGAGTAATCGGGGGAGGTAATTCTGATACTTCGTCATTCACTGCTGAATCCGTTTCTGTACCTGCAACAATGGTGACAGAATCTACGGCTGATGATATTCCAGTTGTAGATAGCGGTGATGTAGAGGAAGACGATACGATGAGTTATTTCTCAAAATTGGCCGAAGCATAGTCCATCAGGATTATCTCAAAGAGAAAGGGAGCCCGCAAAGGCTCCCTTTTTTTTTGGGCGGAAATGCCCGAAAATCATGGCCAGTTTTATGATATAGTAAATTCCATCAACATTTCATAACCAGTATCGTGTAGTGGGTTCATAGCAGTAGCATAACGATTTAAGAGACCGATATTTCCTTGAAAGGATTCTACGTGCGTTGACCGCAAAAGTTCTTGTGGGAATGTTCCCATAATGATTGAAGATGCACCAAGAGATTTCTTATCCTTGGCTTTTAATCCAACATATACCTTTGTTGCGGTTGTATCTGAATTGACATAATATGAAGTCTTGCCTATCTTATTAATAATCAAGTCCTTATTCGCATCTTCTTCACCACGAACATAGTGGCTAAGTGCTGAGATACTGGCCGCATTCTTGTATGGAAGAATAGCAAAAGCATTAAAGGTCCTGAAATTAGGAGTATTCATCTTGATAACAAGTTCCTGAACACGTTGAGTAATCTCAAACAAACACGGTTCTGCTGAATTTGGGTCAGACAATACTAATGCTGGTGTGTTTAATGCGTTGGCATCCATAAATGAGAAGAAAGCAGTATTTTCTGCCGCATCAGTAATTCCCTTTAATAGATTCGCCGCAATTTTATATCCATCCAATCCGTATTGATTATTAAGGTCACGCATTGCTTCCATTGAAAGACCAGACTGAATTGGATTAGAGGCCGCGGTGTTTATTGTTAATGTAGCCTCTACTGTTTCAAAGGAATTGGTGGCAGGATTTCTGCGAATATTGATGATTGAGCCCGTTGACATTTTCATAGGAACAGTTGTCGCAACCTCTCTCAATAGAGATATTGTTGGCAACTCTTCAAATGTCTTGATGAGTTTGTTAAAACTGAAATCAGCGGTACCGATATCATCGTTGTGTGTTTCTTCTACAAGGCGCACGGCCTCGTCAATTAGTTCTTTTTTCATTGTTTGTTCCATTTTAACCTCTCGGAGTATTTATGCCCATATGACCCATCCCTGCGGGCGACATTGGTGCGTGAGCCGTTGATGAAGTATTTATCTGATTCGTGACTACCGTACTATTATCAACTGGTGCAATAACCGCAGTCGTGGGACCGCCACCTTCAGTTTTGGAGGCCTCGGCTGCCATAGTTGCTGTAATAACGGCGTCTGATAGTCTTGCTGAGTCCAATGCGGTGTTGCCCTCGGTAATACCAGGGCCTGTATTCATTTTATCTTGATTTACTTTCCAGGCTAGGTCTTGTGTTGTAACATTTCCACCGATAGCCATCTTTCCTGAATTGCCCTTCAAAAAGTCAAGAAGGTGTACATCGTGAACGAATATAGAACCTTCAGTAGTTCCTGCTTTATAGAAACTATCCATTATATTAGAATCTGGAGTAAGTTTATTAAACTCGTCTGCCGACATCATATCTAAGTCATCTACATCTTGTTCTAATCGGGCAACCTCAGCCAGCCAATCCGCATACTCTTGTGTTCCAGCACCGAGGGTATCTCCCTTCATATAAGCCTTTTCTAATGCTCCCTCTAGTCTATCGGATGCTTCCATCATAGTTGGTAGTGGTTGGTCTCCCGTAACAACACCTGCACTAGATGTGTCAACACCCTGTGGAGCCACAAGATTCGGTCCAGCAGAGCCTGCCTCACCAAATGTAAGTGCTTCATCCTCTCCAAACATTCCACCAGTCCACTTACTTTTGCTATCAGCCGCCTTAAATATCATTTCACGGCCTTCTTTTTTCGCCTCTAAGATGGCTTTAATTTGTTCTAGGTCATTATCTTTCCACGTTTCAACATCAAGTAATGATTCTAAAGTTTCGATATCCAATTTTGATAGTTTTTCCAAATCATCAATATCACCGTGACCTGTTCCTATATCAACTGCACCGCCTTTTTCGGCCTTTTTGGCAAGGTACATTTTTTCTTCTTTACTTAATCCATAATTACCTGATACATTTGTTTCAACGGTTTTAGCAGAGGCTTCTTCTGCTATAGTTTCAGCAACCTGTCCGCCTGCAAAATAACCCAAAGCACCACCGACAAGTCCACCAATTATCGTTCCAACAACTGGAACAACTGAGCCGACAGCCGCTCCGATGGCTGCACCAGTAACGGCACCACCAAGTCCACCAGCCGTCTTAGTATGTTGGATATTCTTTTCAACTCTATCTAAGTTTTCGTTTGTCTCAGTAGAGTACACTTCAAAGGCTGACATTGCGACTGTCAATGGAATAGCGATTTTACCTAATACAGTACCTGCACCTTTCAATAGTTTTGACATTTTATTAACATTCTTTGCAGTTTCTTTCACAGCAGTGGAAGCCACTGGTGGTGCCGTTACTGTAGGCGCTTTGATATTTTGGCCTGGAGGACCACCTGTGCTTGTTGGTACTTTAACTTTCGCATCTACTTTGACAGTCGGTTTGGTATCTGGTACGACATTCGGTTTGGTAGATACAAATCGTCCTCTTGCGTCTCTAGGCGGCCCTGCCCGGCCCTGTTGCTGGACTTTGGCCTTCGCATCGGCTTTGGCCTTCGCATCGGCTTTGGCCGCATCGCCTGAACCTACGCCAGCATTAGTGACTACAGCAGTTGCAAGTGGCGGAGGTAGTAATTTCTTAAAGATGTTCCCCAATCGACTATAATTGATTTTAGCAGTAGGGGCAGTGGGTGCAACCTTGGCAACCGCTGCCGTCTTGACGTTTTTAAGGTTATCTGGAAGTACAGGAACTTTGGCTGTCGGCGCGGTAGGTGCAACTTTGGCTACTGCCGCAGTCTTGACGCTCTTAAGGTTTTCTGGAATTGCCGCCACTTTTGCGGTTGGTGCGGTAGGTGCAACCTTAGCCACCGCCGCAGTCTTGACGCTCTTAAGGTTCTCCGGTAACTTGGCAACTTTAGCAGTAGGGGCCGTTGGTGCAACCTTAGCCACCGCCGCAGTCTTGACGCTCTTAAGGTTCTCCGGTAACTTGGCAACTTTAGCGACCTTGGCTTGTTTAGCGACCTTGGCTTGCTTGGCAACTTTCGCCTGTTCGGCCTTAGGTGCGACTTTGGCTACCTTGGCTTGTTTAGCGACCTTGGCTTCTTTAGCGGTTGGTGCGACTTTGGCTTGTTTGGCTACTTCTGCAACTTTGGCTGTTGGAGGAACCGTGAATTTTGTCTTGAAAAACTTGTTAGATAAAGTTTTTAATGCTAGTGTGGCAGTGCTAAGACCAGTAACGGCCATTGCAATTTTTCCAATTGGCCCTTTAAGGAAAGCACCAACACCTGCTATGAATCCGCCGCCGTCATCATCTTTTTTGTTCAGCGTAGGTGGGCCGCCTTTACCGGCACCCATCATCAACTTTTTTCTATCTCTACGGTCTTCCAGAGCCATTCTGGCCGCTTTAATTTCTCTGGCATCTCTTCGCTTGTCTATCTCTAATAAATCTTTCTCGATGGCAAGCAATTCAGCCATTGATTCGCTTTGAACTGGAACAGGAGTCTCCTGTTCAACTTGTACTACGGTAGGTACACCTTCTTCCTTTACTATGGCCGCAGGGGCCATGGCGGAGCCATTACTTACTGGCTTTTCTTCTGCCTTTTCTTTATTTGGAGTTCCTGCTTGACGACCGCCAGTCTTTTCTTTGCCACCGCCCTTCTTTGCATCGTCTGCCTGCTTCTTAGTCTCTTTAGTTAACTCTGCTTGGGCATCCAAGGCCTCTTTCTGTTGTTCTGTGGACTTGAAAAAATTCACAGACATATCACTTAAAGCCTGTCTCATATTCCCTTGTTCTCTAAGGAATTGCTTATTTTCGGCTTTGGCTTGGGCTAAGTCTTTCTTATGCTGTTCCTTATCTTCTTTGGCTTGCTTCTTCTTTCGGATTTTGTCAACACGAGCCTGTAGAGAGAATCCCTCAAAGGCCTTATTCACGCCTTTAATACCGCCCTCCAGGACCTTCTTTCCTGCCAGCACTTTCATTAAAGTTTCAGGTACCATCGTTATTTCCTTTTAACTTGCTCGTGTCTCATCTTTTCTTCCTCTAACCATTGTCCTAACAACTTCACATATATGTCTCTCTCATAGGGGAGCATATTTTCTAAATCATACAAACTATAATTGTGGTGTTGCATAAGTTGGAAGTTGGTCTTATAATGATTGGCCAACGTATCATAACTTATGCAAAGCCGAAAAAATCCTCCAGCCCCTCCAACGTGACTGGCTCTTTATGTCCGCATTTACTACACGTATAATCTATTACGTGTTTCAATTTCGGTTGATTAGCAAAGAATTCTTTGATTTTATCAAAGGCATCTTCAGTCAAATTCTCAATAAAGGTCATCATTTCCTGCTTTGATGTCTCTGACCCCTTGTATACATTCTCCGCATCAAATACATAATCAACAGAGTCTACAATAATCTTGAACATCTTTTCAATCTGGTCCTTTTCATCATCGTGGACCTTCGTCTCCGCCGTGGTAAGAAATTTAAATTGAAGTCCAATATCTTCCGTTATCATCACTTTGGATAAATCTTCATTCGGAAAATCAATCTTGATTTCATCAATCTGAATCTTATATTGGTCTACGTGTCCACAGGCTTCTCCTGCATCATTCACTTGATTACACGTAAAGGATGGTTCAATTATTTCACCACGACTTTTCGCTCTAATATTCAGAAAGAGATAGTCAACATCAAATGCTGGCAACTTATCTCCATCTATCTTTCCTTCTGTACAGTTTCCGATGATTCTAACAATCACATCTCTCACTGCGGTCTGAAATTCTTGACCTTTTAATCCCTTAGCCCCTTCCATCGCGGTCAGAAGAATTTTCTCTTCTCTCACAAGAAATGGTCTGTAGGTCACAGACTGTTTTTTGTCCGATGGTAATTTACAACTATATATCGGTGTATCTATTTTTGGTAATGCCATAATATTATCTCCTATAACTCATTATGTTATCATTGTCCACCGCCATCCAGGGGTGGGGTTGCATTCATTTTAGCGACTGCTTCTCGTTCTCTTTGAGCATTGTTTCTCCGCTCATTAAATACCGCAGAAACCTTAGAATTATAATCTTTTCTCAAATGGTGTCGGCTTCTGTTGTTATCCATTCGATTTGCAATTCTCTTACCGCCATCTTCTGTTACTAATTGTGCCGAAACTTTGGCCTCTAGGTTTGATTTATAATCTTTTCTCGTATGCTTGCCACCTATTGCACTGTCTTTCATATCAGGTCTAGAAACTTCTTCATCTGAGTCAGCCCACCAACCGGCCGTACTCTCGTGAGTCCAATCTTTAAATGACCAAGTAACATTAAAAGTGGCAATTTCTGCTTCACCACCCCAAGACATTTCAACGGGTCCCATTGCAGATGGCCACGCTTGATATAAACTAATAGTGGACGCTCTGCCCCCTTGTCTATCAAGCGGAATAATATTAACTGTACTGACATAATCATCATAATACGTTAAAGTATATAATTGTCTATTTCCACCAGTATTACTAACACTTGTGCCAGTTCCTTCTTTAACTTGGCCCATAATACCTGATATCCAACCATCAAAGAAAAGATGTTCTCTCCAATCTTCACTCAACATAAAGGTCATAGTTATCGTGTCTATAATTAAATCATTTGCTACTTTGTAAATAGGACCAAATCGTTTAGCATCAATTGTGCCTATTGACTTACCAGGAACTGATACATTTTTAGCCATATACGAAAGACCTTTTTGAACAACACCTTCGTCTGAATTATTATAAAATTTACCGAACCATCCATCAGAGGCAGCGTTATTGTAATGGCCATTGGGCATTCCAATTTCTACAGAATAAACATTAGTTCTCTGGAAATCATCTCCAGTCATTACTGAATTAAAATCTGATACTTGCATTATGGTTTACCCCAAACTGATTTAGCACTAGCACCAACAAACCTCTGATATGGTAGAAATATAACATTCTCCCACTCATTTGGCGGTGCTTCCAATAGGCTAGTTCTTACGTGGCCGTATAAGTATTTATGTATCATTTTGTCGGCGTGCTTGATATTTCGCACTGCATCCCAAGAGATAAGAAACTTTGCTTTGTCCGTCATATCTTCTGGCTCACCCTTCTGATTGGCGAATTTAATTATTTTTGTGAAGAATTTCTGTCTGTCTATAGGAGATAGATAATGAAAATTTAATCCAAGGAAGCCATCTTTGTATACATCCAAGACAATAATGAGAGGAAACTTGTCCCAATAAGGGAGGATTGCTTTGAGTTTAGCATCATAACCGAACGTATACATTTTTCCTGGCTTCAGAACTGATTTCTTTGTGAAGCCTTTTGCAGATTCGCCTACTTTTTTCTTGAACCACGCTACTGACTTCTTAGCCTGTTGTGCTTTTGAAGGTTTTTTGCCACTGGCCGCTGACGTTAATTCGGCGGCAATGCCCCTTCTAGCCATCTGTCCAGCCTTACCAGACTTGGGATTAACTTTACCCCACTGGGCCCCTAACCAACGATATTGATTTCCATCACTCGCTGTCCTTGTGGCTCCCTTTGCGACTTCTAATAGTATTTTTCCTACAGCCATATTACCTTACCAGGTGGTCCTCTGTGAGTAGTTTAAATTGCCACTTTCTTTCATCACAAAATGCTCGTGCAACTTCCCATTTTGCTTCATTAATTTTCCACGTCTTTAAATCTCTCATATAGCGATATTTACTTCTCGCAGTCTTTGGTTTCTTCGGCTCCATACACTGGGCTTTCGGTTTTACCTCTATTATCATATTGTTAATCTTGCCTGTTTTCTCATCTTGTACTTCAATCCAGAAATCAGGGAAATATCTATGCACTTTCCCATCAAATGGGCTCTTGTACGGAATCACCAATTCTTCACTATTCCATCTAATTACTTTGGAATTCGTGTCTGCATACACCATAAAACGTCTTTCCCAAGAAGAACGGTACACCACATCGTCTACTGCACCAACATATTTTTCACGATTACGAACTTTGTATTTACCTTTATATGCCATCACAGTTATTTATATAAATAGTTGAAGAGTCTATTTAAGAGGAGAAATCAATAATGTTACACCACGCAACGTGGAACTACTGGGCGGGTTCAAAGGCAGGCAAAGCCGTTGCTGAGGGCTATGACGCGGCTGCCGATTTTGTCGGTGACCTTAGTATATCTCAAAAATTTAAGGGAAGTGATGGCGATGATGTCATAGATTCAGTCGCAAAGGCACCACAAGTTTTCAAATTTCCTGATGATGCTGTGTCCGCTGGTAATTTTTGGACTAGATTAATAGTTAATTCTTGGGTACCAGTGAAACGAGAAGAACTGGTCCCTGGGCAGAATCACGGCCTAGATAGTTGGCTATTAGCGAATATTTGGTTACCTATGCCACTAACTCTTCAAACAGCATATAATCAAAAATATACTGAAGTAGAAGATATGATGGTGAATAGAGGTGTTGGAATAAACAAAGATACTATGTCAAAAGACATAGCGAATCAGGTTGGTGTTACTGCCTGGCATGCCGGGCAAGAAGTATCAAAACTAATTAGTTCGTTGACCACGATGAATTCTAGTGCAAAAATGAATCTGGGTTCTGTAATGAATCAGAATATGGGATTAGTTTATGATGGAGCAGAACTTAGGTCACACTCCTTCTCTTGGAGAATGACCCCAAAGAATAGAGATGAACAACATCGAATTAATCAGATTGTTCTTGCTCTCAAGGGATATGCTTCTCCTGTGGCAAAAGGGATTGGAGGCGGAGATGTGAATTACTCTTCGGGAAAAGAGGCTGGTGAGGCTACCACTGACAACGCTAAAAACTTACCGACGAAAGGCGATGCCGCTACTGCTGGTTTGCACGGTGCAAAAGATACTTTAAGAAACATCGGACGATTGGCAATTCCGCCGACCGTCAATGTAGAGTTTTGGTATGGTAACAAAAGAAATATGAATCTCTTTATGGTCAAAGATTCTTTTATTTTATCTGTCGATGTAAATTATACTCCAACAGGTACGTGGAATGCTTATGAAGATGGCGCACCTATTGAAACACAATTAACAATAAACCTCAAAGAAAATGCTATTGTTACATCAGATATGGTTCAACAAAAAGGAGGTTACTAATGGCTAAATATACACAAGTTCTTCCTAAGTTAATGTATAATGGGGTCACAATCTCTGACATTACCCATAGAATAGACCTTCTAAAGTCTGTAAGAAAGTATGAATCACTCTATTATTCGGCAAAAATTGCAGAAACAATGACGCCAGAAAAATTGGCTCTCGAGGTTTATGGTAATCAAGATTTGTGGTGGATTATATGTGTTATTAATAAGGTCATTGACCCCTTTTATGATTGGGTAAAAAGAGAATCCGAAGTATACGCATATACTGATATGGCATATGACGATAGAAATGGCATTCATCACTATGAAGATACAGAATTTACACACTTCAAAGAAGATAGTCCTGAAAATGATAGAGTACCGATTACTAATCTTGTTTGGGAACTACATAAGAACGATGAAAAAAGACAAGTAATGCTGTTAAAACCTAAACATATTCCAAAGATAGAAGCGGAATTTGCAGAGTGGATGAGACAAACAAAAGTCCAACATCAGGAGTAATATATTATGGCGATGCCTACATTCGAGACTCTTGACCCGAAAACAACAACAGAATGGAGTGTCGAGTTCAAAAATTATAAAGGAGACAAAGCAGAGATAAGTGGCATTGTGTCCCAACTCTCTATATACGAATCCATATATAATAATTGTATGTTCGGCAATATAAAAATTCAAGATGGTACAGGATTTGTCGAAGCAAACGGTATAGTCGGTTCTGGTGAAGAAGAGGTACATTTTACCTTAGAGACCCCAAATACTGGAATGAAGAAAACAGCGAATCTTGAAAAAGAATTTAAAATTAACAGTATAAGCAATGGAGTCAAGAATCCGAAATTTACTGAATATGATATAGGAATATCATCCAAGTATCTTTTTGTAAACAACAAAAAGAAAATCAGTCGCTCATTCTTGAAGATGACGGCCTCTGAGATAGTAGATTATATCGGTGTAAATATCCTGGAATTTGGGAGCCACGGCCTCTGGACTGATTTAAAAGCAACTCCGACCAAACACGAGAAAAATATAATTGTTCCTAATTGGAATCCTTTCCAGGTAATAAATTTTCTTGCCAGGAACAGTGTCTCCTCCGAAGGAGCATCAGACTATGTGTTCTTTGAGAATAATGATGGGTTTAAATTCAAAACTATTGATGAATTAAAGGGTCAAGATACCAAAAGGTTTCTGAAGTTGAAGAATATGCCTATGAAATTGGTGTCCGATGCAGGTGGATTCACGGTTGATAATGCTATAATGGAGAACTACTCTGAAATGCAACGCTTTAACCTTTCAAACGGGCAGTTGAATGGTCAATATGCAGGGTCTATCTTGACTCATAATATATTGGAAAAGAGTCTAACACCATACACAGTAAAATATGATGAGAAAATACATAAAATTAATGCAGAAGGAATCGGTCTTAATGGGCCTCCAGCGAAGCCTTTTAAAGACGTTAATGATTGGCAACATAGTGGCTTTATGAGTTCCAATTACTTGTATGATATCCACGATAAAGGAGAATTCAGTCATTATCCTTGGTATGATATGAAGAAAGCAGAATTGAGAACCAATATCATTAAGTTTGATATTCCTGGTGATACAAATATTTTTGCTGGTGATGTTATTCAAGTAAGAATTCCAACTCATATTCACGTTCACGATATACCAGAGGACCAATATCTGACTGGTCTTTGGTTAGTTACTGCAATACACCACAAGATTAATACAAGTGAATATGTATGCACCTTAGAGTGTATGAAAGATGGGTTCTTCTCAGACCCAGATGTAACAATAGCGGCGAGAGCCTAGAGGAGATATATTATGCAATTTATGGGATTTGATGGTTTTATTTGGTTTACGGGTGTCGTAGAAGATAGACGTGACCCTATGAAACTTGGGCGAATGAAGGTACGTATCGCTGGTTTACATACAGAAAAGAAGGTACAAGGTAAGGATGAAGGCATCCCTACAGAAGATTTGCCTTGGGCACATCCTATGCAATCGCTTACGTCAGCGGCCATGAACGGAATCGGACAGACGCCTCTTGGTCCAGTAGAAGGAACGTGGGTAATAGGATTCTTTAGAGATGGTGAGAACTGTCAAGAACCTATTGTGATGGGTACGATTGGCGGATATCCTATGGAGAAACCCAAACCTACAGGTTTCAATGACCCAAATAAAGTTTATCCAAAAGAAACACATTTAATTGAACCAGATACCCATAGACGAGCAAGAAAAACATTTAAATTCCCACCAGATATGGAAGAGGCTGAGTCTAAGCCAACTCCTCTCGATACAGAAGGTGGTCGTGAAGAAGATAAAAATGTAGTTATTGCTCTTGGTGGTGGAATTATGTGGGATGAACCAAAGAATCCATTTGATGCTGAGTATCCGTTCAATCACGTAAGAGCCAGTGAAAGTGGTCACGTAGAAGAATGGGATGATACAGTAGACCACGAGCGAATGATGAGATGGCATAAATCTGGCACATTTGAAGAGATTCGAGAAGAGGGCTCAAAAGTCACAAAGATAATAAGAGACAACTATAAAATTACAATGGGTAATGATTATGTTCATATTACGAAGAGTACGATTGATGACCACGGTGGTAATATGTACGTAACAGTTGACGGCGATGCTCATTTCAGAGTTGCTGGAAATGCCTCATACGAAATATCAGGGAATTGGGATGTAGAAGTCGGTGGAAATTGGACAGTAGATGTATTAGGAAATACACAAATTTCTACTGTTGGAACTAAACTTGACCAGTCAAACGGAGTCCACACAATTAAAGGAAGTGTTATACACTTAAATCCATAATGTTTGAACCAAATGAAAAAATGACGCCTAAGATAACCAAGGATATTAAGGGCCGCACTGCAATCATCATTGATGATTTTTACAAGAATCCAGATGAAGTGCGGGAACTTGCGTTATCTTTAAAGTATAATGATTCGTCTGATTTGACCAGTGGATTTCCTGGAACTAGAGGAGTCTTTGATACTACTGAAGTAAAAGAAAAACTATATGATGTATATCTTCATCTATGTGCCAGATATTTCGATGGTCAATTTGACCTTATTGAATTTAATAATAATTGGGACAATCAAGTGTTCTTAGTAAATGTTTTAAATGATTCTACTTTAAAAGCGAATCCACTAGGCATATTGCCTCATCAAGATTGGTGGCAGGATGACGAGTCCTCATTTCAATTTGGAAGTGTGATTTATTTAAATACACCAGATGAATGTGCAGGCGGAACAAATTTGTATAGTCATTTTGGTAAGATGACTATTCCAGATGATTGGCAACCACAATGGGTGTTAGATGTAGATGAACCAGAGTTTGAATATATTAAATCTAAAGTTGATGGCGGTAAGCCATATACTTGTGAGTTTGAAGCGGAAATGGTATATAATCGAATGGTATTATATCAAGCAGATGTTCTGCACGGTCAAAATGTAGACCTTGGTATGTTTACCGATTATAATCGAATCAACCAACCACTTTTTATGTAGGGAGAAATAAATGGCCGATGTAACATTATCAACACTCCTCTCTCCAGGCGAGGCTATTGTATCATCTACAGGAACATCATATTTCAAAGATGTTGGTGATGCGTTAGGGAAAATTGGTGGCGAACTACGGTCTCCTGCGTTTAATCAAGTAAATTCTATGAAGTCGGCCGCGACTTCACTTGATGTTGTAAGCAAGGTTGACCAATATGCTCTTCAACAGGCTTTCCCTCAAGATGCTGATGCTATATGGGGAGTACTCCAAGAAGTTCAAGACGTATCTGATGCGTTCACATCCTGTGGCGACTTTGCTCAAGATGCCCTACTAGGCGCACAAACAGACTATATCAAAAATACAGGTATTCAACAAGCAGGAAGAGAATTATCTCAAGCATTAAATCAAGCAGATAGTATGATAGATTGTGTGGCTGGTTTTGCTACATTATTTGAGTCTGCTGGTATAATGGATGATGCACTAAACTTAGGTGATTTACCACAACTCTCATCTCGACTACAATCAGTTATAAATGATTTAGGTAATCCAAATGCCTTGGCTAATATTTTGGCTAATACTTCGGTGATGCAAGAATTAGTAGCACAGATGAACAATATGTGTGGTAATATGATGGCCGAACTCAACAAACTGATACAAAAGGATGTTGATGCAATGCAGGCTGCCCTTACTAAATTAGCACAATGGGCTGCCTTTGCTAAATTGGCAACATCTGACCCTTGTGCCCTTGTAAATAATAATATGATGTTATCTCATATCACTGAACCAGTGATGGCAGATATTGTTAAATTGTATGAAGCCGCAACTGGCCAAACAGTAACTCCTATGGACCCTATTATTCCACTTGGAGATTTGTTGGGTGGGGTAGCGAGTGGTGTGCCTTCTGTACCGAAAATGACTCAGGCTGCCCAAGTAGGATTAAAAAGTTTTGCTAATGTTTCTAGTGATATTCCTGTCGGCACAGCCTTAGCAGCCGCCGCAGAATATACGAAAACTCAGATGGAATATATTAATGGAGTTGGCTGGGTAGTACCAGAAGGTGCTGTAACAGATTTGACAAAAGAAGTTACATCAGGAGTGAATCGTTTTGTTGATACAAAATCAAATTTCATTGCTAATGCAATGGATAAACATTATGAAGCAGTAGCCAGAGATAAAGAGGCTGTTGCTAAAGTACATAAAGTTGGTTGGTGTTCTGGTGGTGTTGACAATAGAAATATGGAAAGAGGAATGAGTGCTAATAGAAATGAAGCAGAATGTGGAGCAAGTGGTGGTGAGTGGAAAGAAAGAGAAATGACAGAGAATGAAATACAAATCGCAGGTTCTGTTGAAGCCGCGATGGGTAGTATTGCACCCACACTGAAAGATGTTTTTAGTAATATCGTAGGTGACCCGCCTGCATCGAGTCCTTCTTCTGCACTTTCTGGTGGAGCACCAGCACCAGTGACAAAAATTCGAGATGCTATTGCGGACCCCGGTGCATTTTTTGGTACAAAAGCAACACCATTCGTGCCAGGAGTTCCAACGGCCGCGGCGAAATCTTCTCCCGACCCTAAAGACCCTGCGCCTTTTTTACCTCTTTCATCGGCTAGTTTCGCCCTGGCAGCCCAATTACCAGGCTCAGTAAAATCTATGGTAGGAGCGGCCCTTGCTCAAGCATCTTCTTTAACGGCAGTTGCTGTACAGCAATCTAATGTTGGTGGTGACATATCCGAATATCATCAATCAATGGAAGCAATAGAACTCGCAATGAAAACTGGTGATTGGTCAAATGTAGAAACTTGTCGTTGTAAGCCGAAACCGGCAGTTGCTTCTACAAAAGAAACGGGTTCTTGTGACTTTACAAGCCTCGCTTTTCCTGATGGATATAAATTAATTGAACCAAGTTTTTATACTCCAGCCTTGACAGCAAAAGTAGATGCGGCCAAAGCATCAGGTTCTGGTGAGTATGTAATGGGAGATGACGGAAATATCTATCAATCTGCTGAAGTAGTAGTAATGGCTAAATATGGAGCAACAAAAGTTGACCCTTATTTACCAGGAAAATCAGTTTGTGAACAGTATAGTGGCAGTTGGACTGTCGCTCAAGAATCAAGTAGTGGGGCTTCAGGCAGCGGCCGTTCCTATGATATTGACACTGCCAGTTCGAGAACAGTGTGCGAAAATGCAAATGGGGCTTGGGTTTGTGCGAAGGGAACAGAGAGGAGTGGCGCGGCCAATAAAGCACTCGAATCTTGGGGAAAATTCACAAATAAAAAGGCTGTAAATCCAAAGTCGAAAGTACCGTCAGCAATACAGTTTGATACGAAAAAGTTGCCATCATTAAATTTCACTTCATTTAAGTCAGGGAGCGATACAGGAAATTGATATGCCAGCAGTTCATAGATTAACTGATATTTGTACAGGACACGGGTGTTACCCACCGAGGGAAAATGCTAGTGCCTCTCCTAATGTGTTTGCTAATAGTCTAGCGGCACACAGAGTAGGAGATGCTTGGCAGACTCACGGATGTGCCGTTTGTATACCTCACGGAGCCTCTCAAGCGAGTGGTTCTCCAGATGTATTTGTGAATGGTCAGGCTTGGTCAAGAATTGGAGATGCGGTTGATTGTGGCTCTTCAAATCAAACAGGTTCTGGTGATGTATTTGCAAATGGTTAATGATGTGATTACGACCTATTAGTATAAATATAGTAGACAACAGAGGAAAAAGTAGATGCCGGCGCCGATTAAAACACAGAGAATCAGAAAATATAGAGACATAGATATGGATTTTCTTGTGCATCCGATGACCAATGATATTGTTGGAAGGTCGGATGTAGATGCGATTAACGGCTCGGTCATTAATATCATCAAAACCCGGCGAGGGGAACGTGTTTTTAGTAGCGAGTTCGGTTCAACCGTATATCATTCGTTATTTGAGCCAATGATTACAGAAACTCGTGTTATATTAGAAGCGGCAATTGAAGAGGCAATCAATTCTCAGGAACCCAGAGTTGAGTTACAAGGAGTTCAATGTAAGCCTGACCCAGATAGGAATGGTTATGCAGTAACAATCGTGTACGTTCCAGTCAATGAAGGCTCTCCAGTAGAGTTAGATTTCTTCTTAAACAGGTTGAGGTAATAGAGATATGGCAAACGGTAATTATACAAGTAATCCAAAAGCATTAGATTTATCAAATTTAGAATTTGAAGGTATTAAGAGTAATATCAAAGAATTCTTAAAAGGACAGGATGAATTTTTAGACTACGACTTTGAGGGTTCTGGAATGAGTGTTATGTTAGATGTTATGGCATATACGACTCATTATATGGGCTTCCATACAAATATGGCCGTCAACGAAGCGTTTCTTGATACGGCCACCCTGAGAAATTCTGTAGTATCTCACGCAAAAGCGATTGGATATATTCCAAAATCAGCGACGGCCGCAGAAGCAATTGTCAAATTACAATTTGACACGACTGGTCAGGACCCATCTTATATTGTTATGGAAAAAGGCACACAATTTGTATCGAATATTTCAGGTGTACCAACTCCATTTACTAATCTAGAAACAATCAATATTTTTGAAGATGAGGGTGGTGCTTTTGCAGGAGAAGTTAAATTACGTCAAGGCGTATTAAGGGGCTTAGAATGGACTTATGATGCTACTTCTGAAACACAATCATTTTTTATCGAAGATGTAACGTGTGATAGGTCAACTATCACTATGACAGTTAATGATAAACCTTGGGATAACAATCAAGTTTTATCTGAATTAGGTGGCGAAACTCCAACATATTTCTTACAAGAAGGACTTGATGGAGTTACAGAGATTTACTTTGGCAACGGAATTTTCGGAAAAATTCCTCTTGATGCACAGAGTATTAAAGTAACATATCTGTCTACTGATGGCGCAACAGGTAACTATACTTCAACAATTACTGAGCAGGTCTTTGCACTTGAATCAACTATTGATAGTGTATATACCTCAGGTCAAGTAACAGTGAATACAGTTGATGTTTCTTCTCTTGGTTCTGAACCAGAAAGTACAGCAAACATCAAAGAAACTGCACCGAGGGCATATGAGAGACAAGATAGAGCGGTGACTGCCGAAGATTATAAAACTATTTTGATAGAAAAATATCCAAACATTGAGTCTATTGCAGTTTGGGGCGGAGAAGATAATGACCCACCACAGTATGGTGCGGTATTTATTTGTATCAAACCGAAATACGGTCTTGAGTTATCACCTCTAACAAAGCAAAAATTAACTGACGATATTCTATCAAAATATAATATGCTGGCAATTAATCCTATTATCACTGCACCAGAATATACGTATATTGATGTTGAGACTATAGTTAAATATGACCCAGTATTAACGTCATTATCTTCTAGTGAAGTACAAACTAAAATTATTGCCGATATTGCGGCGTTCTTTGAAGAAGAAGTTAGCCAATTTAGAGTTATTATGAGATATTCTAAACTTGGCAACACTATTGATGCGGCTGACCCTTCTATTAGTAATAACTTGACCTCAGTAAAATTCTATAAGAAGTTTTATATTCAAGCATCGAATACCGTTGGTAACTACATTTTCAGATATGATAATGCTATTACTCCTGGTTCTGCTGTTTCCTCAGTATTTGGTAATACAGAAACTAGCACCCAATACGCATTACTTGACGATGGTCAAGGGAACATTCTCTTGTATGATATTGTCAACGAACAGTTTTTGAATACTGAACAGGGCACCATTGATTATGAAAATGGAATTATTGAGTTAATTGGATTTAGACCAGTTCTTGACACAAACTCAGTAATTAGTTTGTACGCTACACCACAGTCAAACGACATTACTGCAATAAGAAGTAACCTGCTGGTACTAAATCAAAGTAGTGTTACAATGCAGAGTATAAATTGATGGGTGTAGGTACAAATAATGGCTAACGAAAAATTCACTAAATCTCCAGCAAAGTTTCTATCAATCTTTGTGGAGCGTATGGTCCCCGATTATGTTCGGGAAGACCATCCTATGTTCATCACCTTTCTCCGCAAGTATTTTGAATACTTGGAGAGAGAAACTGGTGTTAATGGGGAACTAGGTGAATATACACAGATAACTGATTTGATTCAGAACGTGGATGTTGACCACGCTCTCGACCAGTTCATCCCAGAGTTTGAGAAACAATATCTTCACGGTACTCCTCATACTTCTATTGACCCTACCGTACCTACTACTGATAAGGCTTTTCTAACCAAAAATATTCAACCAATATATAGGCAGAAAGGTACTGAATCTGCCCTGCAGTTCCTCTTCAGACGAGATTTCGACACTACTGTTGAAACGATTTATCCAAAACAATGGATGATGAAAGCATCTGGTTCTGTATGGTATGAGCCTCAATGGATTACAATTCTAACTGACAAAGCAACGACAGATTCGGGTTCCGAATATTATAACGAAACTGAAAATGTACACGATGCTGATACAGTCAGAGCCATATACAATAAAAAGATAATTGGTCAAATCTCGGGTGCTACTGCATTCGTAGATATGGATGAAATCGTAACTACAGGAAATTATCAGAGACTATTACTTACAGACGTTAGCGGGACCTTTGTTAAAGACGAACCAATCTGGGAAGACGTAGGAACATTAGGTACTATACCCTATGTTGCAATTGTTATTTCAGAAGGTATACGTACTGATGGCCAATGTATCGTTAATGGACATAATTGGTTAGATAAATGGTTGTATATTTCAGGTCACCCGAATGAAGTACACTGGGTACCAGAAAGAGTTTCAATTACAGGTACAGATTCTGGAGCAACTGCTCAAATTGATGGAATAGATGTAGATTACACCAAGATGAATTTGCTAGAAGTAGCAGGCGAGTTCTTAGTTGGTGAAAAGATTTACAATACTGGAGGCATATATTGGAATCCTACTCCAACTGAGTCTTTCTGTACTACATCGGAATCTTGGCCAGTCTTAGGTACCTTCACTAATCAAATTGATTGTCTTGCCGCGATGCACCCAGATGCACATTTGCACGAATCACCTTACTATGGTGAGCCTGCATTCCTGGCGTGGTATCCTCTTCTTGAAGTAACAACTCCTTTACAGAGTGTAGAAAATGATGTTCTAACGGGCGTTTCGTCTCCACCTGATACTAGAGAGACTTGTGAGGCTCTTGCCAATAATCCAACACAACCAAATGTAAATACTTCTGTTTGGAAAACGAATGGTTATTGGTTAGATTCTGCTGGCTTCCTTTCTTCTGACAGAAAACTACAAGACAACGATTACTATCAGGATTTCTCTTATGTGGTCAAATCTGATGTTCCTATTCAATCATATCGAGAAGTCTTAAAGAAACTGGTGCATCCAGTTGGTCTAAAACTATTTGCTGAATTCTCATTCCAGTCTAAAGTTAATATGACTGTTGAGATGCCGACTGATTATGTTAAATTTCTTATCCATATCTTCTCCTATCTTGATGTTGCTATAGATATCTGGGACCAAGAATCAGAACAACACGGTACTCTCGGCCACGCTCACATTGGCTTTGGGGTATATCTTGAGAAGGGATTTGAAGAGTATGTTATAGAAATGATGCAGACCCTAGATAATAGGGCGACATTAGTTAATCCTGTAGGCTGGGCGTCACCTGGTGACCATTTATCTGTTCTCTTAGAACTCGATTCTAAAAGAATTGGTACTTCACTTAAAGAGAAATTATATACAATTTCTTGGTTGAATTCTGATGTTAAACTAGCACTTGATGCCTATCCAGAAAAAGTATTGTTTGAATTCTATAAACTTCTTAAAGTTCTTCCAATTACAGAGTTCCCGCCATCGGTAACTGAATTGGTCATTAGAGATGACTTATATAGTGCGACAGATGGTCGTATGATTTCCTGTGAAATTTGGGAACTTGGGGTATTCAAAGCACTCCGCAGACTTGTCGAGTGGGTCGAAGCGTTTATGCCTGAGGCCGAATATGCTCCAGAAAAATCTTATGGTCATTTCGAGTCAAACAGAGAAGATACTATTGTTCAGAAAGTATATGGTGTCACTAATGATGTTATTGATTCAGTTGAAATTCAAGCATTTGAGGCATCTGACGAGATTCACTCTCACGGACGAAAAAATGGATTCGCTCCTCTAGTAGCAACTAGAGTTACTAAAGGACTTGAATTGCCAAATATGACAGTCGGTACCGCGGCATTTCACGACCACGCTTTTAATGATGAAGCAATTCCAAATTTGATTGTACACGGAACAGAACAAACTGCTTCTGGTCTTACACATACTCAAGCAAGAGCATTAATAAGTCACAATGCCTTTGAGATTCCAGAGTTCAACGCAAGTAAACATACGACAGCATTCCTTCCAGAGGCTACGAATCACGTACACTGGTTTGAGGAAGACCAGATTGTAGACAGACAAAGAGGTCGTACTTCTGATTGCCTTACAAGACAACAGGCGAGAGACTTAATTGATGGCGTAGTTGCCTCAGTTACTCTATACGATAACGTTGGTAAACTTGATAACGGTAGTCCAAATACAATTGATGGTGTCTTCCAAGGTGGCACAATAGATAACAGTGGCACTCTAACTGCCCACTATCACGAATATTTGGTTACGTATGATGTCGATTGGGAAACACACAATGATTTCCAAGGCAACGCATTAACTCACGGATTTACTTATACACCAGTTGCAACTTGGATATGTTACAACTTCAGACCAGAATTAATTGTTGACGAAAATATTATGGGCGGTGGTGATTGGGCCTCAAATTCATGGCCACAAAACGTATTTACTTCCGTAGATGACTCAACTCTTGCTACGTTCTTGAGCGAACCATCATTCACATTCCAACATACTCAGACTTGGAGCGACACATTAAATCCAGATGTAGACTGGGTTAGATTATATTCAAGTAACTTTATTCAGTCAGTTCCTGGTTCAGGTGACACAGGCGATTTAGTTGGTGATGTTCTTGTAACAGACCAAGTAACAGATATTGCGACTATTGTAGCATATCCAATGGACCCAGATAAAATTGCTATTGTTGACCAGTCAGGACTTGTCTATCTATTGCACACAACAACTGGTGTTACAGAAGGATTTTTTGACTTAACGACTATTCAACACGCTATCGGATTAGGACCATTCGGTGCTTACGATGAACGTGGCACTTTGGGTCTTGACTTTCATCCTGATTACGCAAATAACGGTAAGTTATATGTCTTTTATATGACAGAACAAGGACCAGCGACTGGTGCCTACGGTTATCCACTTTCGACTACTATCATCTCAGAATTTACTGCTAATGTGGCAGGTGCGAGTGTAGATGTTGCGACTGAAAGGATTCTTCTTACAATTCCACAACCAGATATGAATCATAATGGTGGTGAAGTTAAATTTGGTCCAGACGGAATGTTATACATTGGACTTGGAGATGGTGGTTCAGCAGGTGATACATCGTCCTCAGGTGGACACGGTGGACACGGTGTTTATGGTAATGCTCAGAACCCATCTAATCTTCTCGGCACTATTCTCAGAATAGACCCGACAGAAGATACCGTGAATGGAATACCGTACACAATCCCTGCAGACAACCCATTCGCTTTTGCTAATGCGAAACTATATGGCGATACTGGTCTAGTATATTTCAGACCAGAGATATGGGCATATGGATTACGTAATCCTTGGCGCTTCTCTTTCGATACTGAAGATAGATTATGGTGTGCAGACGTTGGTCAAAATAAGTTTGAAGAAATTAACATCATAGAAGCCGGTGGCAACTATGGTTGGAGAGTGATGGAAGCATATCACTACTACGAGGAAGACCAGGCAATCATCGACCAAATCGCACTTGACCAACAATATGCTAATACGACAGAATATTTAAATGATTTAAAGCATCCTATACACGAATACAGTCACGGAACTGGCATCAGTATCTCAGGCGGCTACGTATATCGTGGCTCTCTATTGACTGGTATGACAGACAAGTATATATTTGGTGATTGGAGTACAGGTTGGGCTGGTACTTCTGGACATCTATATGCACTTGAAGAGGACCCAGAGGGACTTACAGCGACTTTTGATATAACACCGAATGCTTCTGGCACCATTGCTGACCACAGCCACACTTGCGAATTAACACCTGCACAAGTAGCCTCTTTACAAGCGACACCTGGTTCCACTGTAGTTGTCGTTCAGTCTGATAGTGTTCACGCAGAATTTTATACACATACATTTACTATTATGTGGAATGCTACTTTTAATGTATTCAACTTAATTGGGCAAACGAATCCAGAAGGACACGATACATTCTCAGAGCCGACTTGGAGCAGTGCGATAGGGTGGAAAAGAAAAGCCCTTTCATTCTGGGACCCAGTCAGTCAAATAGTAACACTTACAACCCACGATAAATCGTTAATAACGATTGGTGAAGATACAGCGGGAGAGATTTATCTCTCTACTCGTGTAGGTATTAACACTTTCCAAGGTACTGGACCAAACAATACCTCTATATACAAATTGACAGAGACATACGATTCGGAAACTGAGACTCCTGCACAATCACAAATACCTGCCTCTGAAACGGCACACGTTCACGGATATCAAGTAACATACGACCCAATTCAAGAACAATTTGATGCACTTGAAATATCAGATATTGAGATGACTGAGTGGGATTCGTTCTACCCAATATGGGAATGGAACGACCCGCAATCACATATTCATCCAGTAATAATTTCGTGGTCAGCAGTTTTAGACGAAGAGATTGTTATCGGTTCATCTGCTGGTTGGCACTATAACTCAGAAACGGAGCAATGGGAACCATATGATACTGGTGCTGATACACCTTGGTCACCAGAAACTGAAGAAGGTCCAGGAGAATTCTATATTGAAACTGCACCTATTCTACAGATTTTAGGTGCGAATGAGTATGGCGAAAATACCCATCTACATTATTTTGATAGTTCAACACTAGATACATTTGGTCCAAACACAAATAGACTAGCAACACCGTTTACAAGAGTTCAAGCACAAGATTTAGCAAATGGAGTTGTTAATGAAATTATTGTTTATTCTTCCATTACTGATAGTGGCCAACACGAACATTATCACAAGTATAAAATTATGTGGAACCTTTCCTCTCAGCAATTTGTTGCTGATGAAGTAGAAGAATTATGGGATGTAAATAGTACAGGTGAATATTCTCCAGTAGACATAGTTCTACGTACTCACGAACATACACTCACAATGGATGGTGTGTTAACACATCTGGGTTGGAATGGTACACCACTCTATACTGCACCTGATATTACTCTATCACACGCACACGATTGGGATAATCTAGCAGGTTCTCAACCAGACCATTTACACGCATTTAATAACACAGTATTAGATACAATTGGTGTAAATACTGGCAGGACAGCAATGCCATTAGATGATAATCAAGCGACAGACTTAATTAATGGTGAGGTTGACGAAGTAATGATGTATTCATCTATCGCTAACGGAGACCATTATCACGGAATAAAAATTACATACGATGATAATTTATTGTCATTTGTTGCTTTAGATGTTGAGAAATGGGAATCAGGTGATGGCGCCCAGTTCTATGATACTGACCCACGTAGTCACGCACATCCAACTAATGTTTCAAATCTTTCTTCACGACCTGGATTTAACGAGTTACTAGAGATAGTGCCTGATTTTGGTTCACCTGGTTATCCGTATCCTGGTGGTTCTCATCCTCACTTTCATAACGGCACACTTGTTGGACCGTTTGCTTGGAATAATGAGATTGCTTATTGTGATGGACTAACAATTGAACAAGGTATGCAACTAATTGACGGAGTTATAGACTCAGTTATTATCTATGATTCTATTGAGGGTGCTCACTTTCACGAATATGTTATAAAATGGGATGACCCAAATGATATATTCTATTGTGAATCTTCTATAACTTGGATTAGAGGTGGTATTGAAGATGTTCTGCAAGACCCATCAAAATATTATGTGTCTGTAGTAGAGAATCTTTCAGAAGGGCTCCACTGGCATAACTTAACAATTGACTGGAATCCAAATCTCGAAGTTACACCACAGCAAGAAGGTGGTAGCATATACGTAACGAAGATAGAAACGAGTGATGAGGTCCTTAATTCTGCACCGAATATTACTACAGAAGTTACTTCTACAGAATTATCGCCAGTTACGACCACATATCCTGATACACCTGACCCAGGCGATACAACTATAATAACAACGTATAGTGATTTGGTCACAACAGTTGAGACAACGACTATACAGGTTACTACGACCACAACTACAACGACCTTCTATTCGGATGGTACTGACCAAGTTGTTGTCGGTGACCCAGTAATTACGTATGATGTTACTACGTCTACCACGGCGGAGACGATAGAAGATTTGTCAGAAAGAAAGACGTGGATTAATAGTATTCTTCAAGCGAATAATCCGCCGATAGTTTGGATTCAGCCATCCTTTATTGAGGGTGAAGGAAGCCACGACCATCTATTATTTACGGGATGTACTCTTGATACAGCGGGTGCATTTGCTGGTAGAATGTGTGAACCTGTCACTCTTGGTCAGGCAAATGAACTAATTAATGCCCAAGACGCTAACTATGGCTTCATATTCTTTGATTCACCGAATGGTTCAGATAGTCATTACCACGGATATACGATTAAATTCAATCCAAATATGGGCCAAGATGGGACATTTGTTGTAGATGGAATCAGCCAATATGACATTATTGCTGGTACTGGAACAACTGTTCATACTTTTCTATTAAGTGGTGGTTATCACGACCACGACTATTGGCTAGATGTTCCAGATTATGTGTCTTTATTAACAGGCACATTTATAACTACACCACAAAGAGATACCACTCACGCGGCACAATATACTCACGAATTAGTTCTTGAGTGGGATGGCTCGACTTATAATATCGTATCACAGACCAGTGATTATGATAATCATAACCTGATATCCTATACAGGTAGCGTACAGCAAGGCGGTGAATGGACACAAAGCACCGCAGGCGGTGGGTTAGGAGACCACGAGCATACTACTATCATTGATGAGAGTAATGTATGGCCGAAGGACCCATCATAGAACAATGGTAAAATTTAATCAATAAAACGTATAAATAGTTCTGATTAAAGATAATCAAATTACAAATTTAAGGAGTAATCAAAATGGGTGCAATTGTAACCAGTAAATTCAGAACTCAGAACTTGATGGTTTTTATCGACCAGTTCAAAACTACTGGTTCTGTTGACGATAACTACCTGTATCTTGGCTTTGGACGTTCTGATGCTTGGCCGGATGATGCACAGGGAAATGACGAAAGTTCAGGTAACTTTACACTACCTGACCCTCTAGATGAACACGAAAGTCAGTATTGGACCGACATTGTTGGTACCAAGCGAATACAGAACGATGATATTTCCCCGGTGCTACCACGTATTGACTGGGAAGTTGGCGATACTATCGCATTTGACGGAGATGCCGCTGGCGGCATAACGGGAATTGCTGAACCAGGACGTTCATTCGTATCTAAAGTAGGGTATCACTCTACAGTAATGAATTCCGAATATCGTGTATATTCGTGTACAGGCGAACCATCTGGTGGCAAATGCTATGTTGGTGGTATTTTTGACGGTGGAACTGCTGTTTCACGAACAACGTGTGAAGGTACTGTCGGTGGTTTATGGCTACCTACTGGTGCTTCTGAAGAGCCAACTGGCTTTACAGGAGATGTTGCGGGACTTGTTGCTCTACCAATAACAACGTCTGACAACTATGTATGGACATTCCTATACAAATTGGAATTGAACGATATCATTAACTCGACAACTAATGACTGGATGCCTGTTATATCAGGTACAGCCGTATTAGCGGGTTCAGAACAAATGGATTTTGGCGATGTTGATTCAATCTTTACAGCAAAAACCCATCACGGACTAATTCACGTTAGATTGGAAACTTCAGATGGTTTCCCAGAGAACGATGACTTTAGGCAGATTGGTCTATTGCGTAACCCTGAACTTGCTGGAGGTGGAACGAAGGCCCAAGCGGCCGTATATGCCGATGCAAATGTGAGTCTAGAAGCAGATAGTGGACAGTTAATTTATCTTGAGAATCGCCGTGCGATTACTCGTGCCTCTGACCAGATTGAAGATTTAAAACTCGTAGTTGAATTCTAAGTCGGTTTTAGAGTTAATGAATTTCCTTTCTTTTGTGAAGGGTGTTTCAAGGATGACAACAGGAACTTTTTTAGGATAAATACGAATGGCATATAATTTTAACACATCTCCATACTATGATGACTTCACTGTTGAAGATAGATTTTTAAGGATATTATTTAATCCTGGTCGTGCCGTACAAGCCAGAGAATTAACACAGATACAATCTATTCTTCAGGAGCAGATGTCTGCTTCGGCGAACCATATTTGGTTAAATGGTACTCCCGTTGTTGGAGGTGAAGTTAGTCTCGGCAAAAGAGAGTGGATACAACTCGCAACCGCTGATACTACTTGGTTAAATCGTGTTGTTTATGGTGAAACATCAAACGCTGTTGCTGTTGTTACGCAACTCCACGATGATGAAACACAGCCCGTCTATTATTACAGAATCCTTTCTGGACAATTTCTTTCAAACGAAAATTTATTTACATACGATACAGTTTGCGATGGTGGCTTTGCCCCCGATGGAAGTTGTATTGACAACTCTTGGTATGACCCCACTCAACTTTATAAAGCAGGAGTCATAGTTGGTACAGGACAAGCATTAGAGGCGAGAGTTGAGAATGGTGTTTACTGGCTTGATGATTTCTTTGTTCCAGTTCTAGCACAAACTATTTTCTTAGACCCAGTTAACGCAACACCAACCACAAAAGTTGGATTTGATATTGAAGAAGTTATTGTTCAGTCAGTGACTGACCCAAGACTTCTCGACCCTGCTTCTGGTTTCTATAATCAGAACGCACCCGGCGGGGACAGATATCAGATAACTTTATCTCTTGTTAAAGAGGCAGATTCTGGTGAGGCTAATAAGTGGTTATGGTTGATGGATGTAGAAAATGGAATCGTCACCACAAAATATGAATCGACTGATTATTCTCTTCTCAGCAATGAGATGGCTCAGAGAACTTATGATGAATCTGGCAACTATACACTAAATCCATTCCCAATCGAATTTAAAGAAGGTTCTACCGCTGACCATTATAAAATTAAAGTAGACCCTTCCAAAGCATACATCAACGGATATGAACACGAACTTTTAGTTCCCATATCAGTTGAAGCAGACCGGGCAAGGTCAACCCGTCACGTAGCAAATGACCATATCGTTCCTGAATTCGGACCATACTTTGAAATAGAAAATGTATACGATATCAACGGCGTTTTTAATGTCGTAAACAAAGAATATGTTATATTTGTAACAGATGAAAATCATACATCTGCTAATACAACTCCAAATACTATTGGCGAAAGAAAACGTGTTACCCACGTTACTCAATTCGGCAATATGTACAGAATATATGTCGAGAATGAAATTGGTCTTGATGCGATTGCACCTGCACGATATATTGTTTCAGAAGCGGACGTGGCGACATACGCAAAAATTTATCGTCCTACTGGTTCCGCTGTCAAAAAGGGCGTTAATTATCCTTGGATGTTTGAGATTCACTCAGTCACCGCATCACTATCTCTTGGTCAGGTAACATTTTCAACACAAAAGAACTCTACAGCATCACTATCTGGTGGTGTTGCTTCAGTGCCTGCTGTTTTCAACGATATGCACTGGGAAAGAATCCTATATATTTGGGATGAATTCTCTCAATCAGTTATACCACAGAACGGAACTGTCGCCGCTGGCGATACTTGGACTGCTGACTTGTCAGGAAATACAACTGCTCTCATTACTATTATAGACCAAGTTTCAGGAGCGGTTTCTACAAATCTAAGTGGACATAATATCATTATTATGGCAGATATGTATATGTCTAATGCTAACTGGAGAGCCCTATCTCACGATACAACTACAGGTGATTTTACTCTTACAGATGAAACATTAACCTTGCCCCACGCGGTAACAGAAGTTACTTCTATTATTGCGCCTGATACTACAGAAGTTATAGATTCATTTTATGCCCACAGTGGTGATACCGATTCGACTTTTAATGATGCTACATTCACTTGGAATGATGAAGTCAATCCAAGTCAGCCAGGTACTTATACAGTAACATACAAATCATATACTTTCGGTAATATTACGACTGCAAACTATTTTGCGGTTAACTCATTTACTGATGCTGGTATTATTTACGATGATGTTCCAGGCTATCGTGATTCACAAACGAAATCCCGTAATCTTGCTGATACAATAGACTTTAGAGCATCGGTAGACGATTACGCAGTCGGCACATATTTACCACTGCCTGGCTCCAATATTTCTGTTTCTTATGATTACTATCTCCCACGAAGAGATAGATTAGTAATTAATGATGATGGACTGATTAGAATTAAACAAGGATTTCCTTCAGATGACCCAGTTCTTCCAACAGAAGAA